TTTCGCTACTTTCGCTACTTTCGCTACTTTCGCTACTTTCGCTACTTTCGCTACTTTCGCTACTTTCGCTACTTTCGCTACTTTCGCTACTTTCGCTACTTTCGCTACTTTCGCTACTTTCGCTACTAGACGTTTCTTCTACTTCTTCTTCTGCTGGCGGTATACCAATTATTATTTCTTGAGTTTCGTTATTAATGACTACAGGTTCGCCGTTTTGAATGCCTGTTACCGTGTAAAGCTCTGGATCAAACAACGCATCAATTTCTTCTTGGTAATCGTCAATGAGTTGTTGGTCAGGGTTTATTTCAACAACTTCAGTAGTTTCGTCAACATCTGGGCCGGTTCCTGCATCGGTGCCTTCGTAATAATCAGCAAGCCAGTCTTGAGCGCGGTCATAAGCGGGGGAGTTAGGGCCAATAGCCGCTATTATCTCCGCACCTTCATCACCGCCAAGGCATTGCATGTTATCGCCTTGACCTAAGACAAACCCTCCTGCCGCCTTACAGCCTTCTTTCCACGCTCTCGTCGCTGCTCTGTATGCAGCGTTGGCTCCTTGCGCTGCTCCGGGGTACGAGGACTGTTGCGGAGGCGTTTTGCTGAAGGTGATTAGCGTCCCTTTTGGGGTGTCGTCAGGATTGGGTGCAGTCATTAGCCATTACTCACAAAGGAAAGTGAAGTGTAAATGGAGGGTACTCCACCGTGAACGCCATCGTCGGCTTCGGCTGTTAAGGTTAGGCTGGTGTTATCTACATCAGCGGAAACTTCAATATAATCACCCGCACTTAAAGCGATCTGCTCAGTCAAAGTAATTGAACCGGATACCGAGTTGTTGAACTCGCGAGTGGCGGCAGTGTTCGGCAGTGTTACGCCGTTCTTTTGAACAAAGATGTAAGCCGCAGCGTTGCCGGTGGAGGTGTTAAAGTGGCAGTTTACGTGCAGTGCAAACACTCCATCGTCGGTTACGGTTAACCTAGAGTTGTTTGTAAGAAACACACCGCTGGACAGGTTAGTGGTGGTATAGGTCAACGGCTGGGCGACGTTGGACAGCGCAAAAGTCTGCGTAACGTCGCTAAAAAACGCACCGTGGGGCTTGTAGATAAAACGACCCCCTCCACCAGCTACGTCAGGCTCAGTTAAAGTCTGTAACGTGCCATTAATTCTATTAAAGAACAGACGAAGAATGTTGTTATAGGCACTACCTACACTGGGATCAGGAAGCGCTGGGGTTTGAGGCTTATTTAGAATGTTAGCCATTAACGCCTGCCGTCCGTTCGTATATCAATGCGCGGCAAACCCAATTGCCAAGACACACCAAGATCATCAGAATCAACTTGAAACACAAGTTGTCTGCCCCGAACTCTAATGTTTAACTGTTCTGTAAACTTCTCTACAGTACCGCCTGCACCTTTAAGTATTTCCCTTGAACTAAGCCCACCTTCAGAAGCAGGCGATTGATAACCAGCACCGGAGTTTTTAAGTGCTTGTACCCTTACGTTAACACTAGGGTCAGTAATAGTTGATCCCTCAAACGTAATATCGGGCAACATTCTCCACATAAAGGAAAACTGATCGCCGTCACCAATATCCGTTTGTGCAGAAGTAATGTGAGACGAGATTGCAACGGCTGTAGCATCGGTTTTATCGTCGTAGCCCACTTCATGCTCAACAATCTTTTGACTGTAAGTGGCGGCTAAGACTGCCGACTTGTCTTCCCATGCACTGCGTTCTAAGTTTCCGTGATACCACAGGTTTTCTGCATAGTTAAATATCACGTACTTATTAGGACGATCACTGTTTGCTGAAGGGTAGAACCACCAGACTTCACCAAACTCATCATTTGTCCCCGCAAATACCTGTTCAAGCTGAGAAATATTTATATCGTTAAACACATAACGTAATAGCGAACAAGGAAGCGCTTTAACTTGACCAGAATACGCATAAAATTCATTAACTCCCATCCAGTAGGTAACACCGTCAGCGTAAATAGCTGCATTTTTTGAAGCTATCGTTAGGTTATCGCCTACGATTTGAGAACCCCAAACAATAGGTGCGCCTAAATACTGTAAAGAATATAAAGAGGTGTCTGTCCAAATTAAAAGTTCTTGCCGTGCTTGCACCGCACTGATGATGCGACTACCTCTAGACAACCGCAAGCTGCCTGCTTGATTAGTAGCACTAGGTTGCCACTGCAAATAACTTTCTTGGTCTGACCAACGGACAAGAAGGGGGTCTTTTGTCGAACTAAAAACATCGTTAGTTCCCATACAGAACACGAATCGGCTAACATCAGATACGAAAACTAAGTTTTGACTAAGTGGAACTTGATTGGCCCCCGGCAAGGTTTCGATTGACACCGCCCTAACGTTTACACCAGAAGACAAGTCCCAAAGAAACAATGACCCTTCAGAGGGAGACACTATTAAGTCTTCACCAAAGTTAAATAGCGACCATGTTCTAGCTCGCTGAAATAAAGTTTGATCTTCAGACTCTCCCCATCCTAAACCCCCTGAACCGCCCCAGACACCAGCACCCCATCCAGAAACAGGTTTACTTATGTCAGCTCCCGTTATTATTTGGTAAGCGGCTACGGTTAAGGCACCGCCCCCTCCTGAAACCGTAGAGTTAGCTAAAAGTGCAGTGCCGTTGCTGTCAGTGGCAGTAAAGGTATAAGTAGAGCCATCTATGATTTCTGTTATTTGATACTCTTTGTTTAGTACCGCCGCTGTTATGTTACTGGCTCCCAATTGCACTGCGCCACTAAAAGTAACGAAATCGTTTTCCGCTGCGGTGTGAACTGCGTCGGTAACCGTTATAACAGAACTGCCGCTAGTGCAGCTAAATGTAGCATCGCCTGCTGCTGTCGTACTTCTAATGGGCGTTATATCGTAAAAAGCGCCACCTAAATCGACATAGACTTTAGTGTTAGTGCCGTAGGCTTTAAATGCGACACCGGCTAGCGAGTTCCAAGAAAATATACTTCGACAAACACCATTATAGGTGGCGGTGCTTACGCTGCTCCATCCTCCTATTTTCTCAGGAAGCCCTTGTCTGAATCGGACTTTATCGCTGTCATACCAACCGCCTTCTGCGGCATACCGCGTAGTTTCTTTATTGACACCCGCTTTAAATTGTAGCTTCTGTAAAGCCATTAGTAGCTCCAAATACGAGGATAAGGTAAGTCCAAATCGTTATCTAAATGGATAAATCTACTTTTACCTTTTTGGTTAATGCCAATACGAGGAACGTTATGCTGTATTGCTACTTGTAGTAGACGAAATGCTTTTTGTCCAGAAACAGCTATGTCAACAGCTTTACCAGAGGCATGTGCGCCAACGTTTTCTTTGGCTACCTCAATGGGGTGGTCAGGGCATCTATAACCAGAACTAACGGGTAAAGCGAAACCGCAATCATGCCTAATGCCGTTGAGTATTCTTTTAAATTCTTCATCGAAAACCAGACCTCCGCAATGCTGGCATTTTAACTCGTCGTCGCTAAAGTAATTCATTGCTTCATAATCTTAGCTATTTTCTCTCCACTGCGACCAACAACGTACCCACCAAGGCCGATTTCTAAAAGAAACCAAGCTTCTTTGTTTAGTTCGTTTGGTAGCCAGCCCAGAGAATCGCCAACGACGAGGACTAGAAAGGTCAGCATTGTGATGGGTCGCCAGTTTGCCGTCAACCAGTGTTTTGACGAAGCTTCAGCATGTACATTTTTGGCCCTACTTTCTAAGATTTCACGCTCATAGGTAAACGCTTGTTGCATCGCTGCGGCCTGTACGTCTAGCAAGTTTCCTTTGGCTGTCAGTTTTTCCTCAGTGCTAGTGTGCAGGTTGTCAACTAGATCAGCGGCAGGTTTAAAAATCCCCGCGATTAAGTCCGTGACACCCAAGCTCACTTATCGGCCTTTTTATCTAGTTTGTGGTCTATCGAATCTAACTTGTTGAAAATTCTATTAAATTCTTGACGTAGTTCTTCGCGAGTTGGGTAAACTTCAGCTACCCTAACTTCAAGTTCGTTAATTTTTTCTGAAAGTTTATCGTCTGTATTTTGCAAATCTCTAACGGCTTCCCAGATAGACTTTAGAATCCATCCAAAGATGCCTCCACATAAACCCAGTAATAAATTTATAAAACTCTGAGATTCCAAAACATCGTCCTCAAAACTAATTAATAGATTTGCTCATTGTACCTAATCGTCACTATCTAATCCAGACAAGGCGTACGTTTCTCCGCATTCAGCGCATTCTAGTACATGGACTCGCTCACCGTGTTCAGAAGTTTGCCAAGTAAAGATAGAGCTACCGCACTCACCACATGATCTATCGTAAGTGCTTGATTTGTCTGGAAAATCTATAATATTAACCATATCTAGCCATCCTTATGTCACATCGGTATCTTGCTATCTCTCCGAAGTCCTTATGTAACACAATAGCATTCATATCTCTACCCGCTCGGTAGCCTTTACCTGCGTGCCACGCATCTTTAGCGGCCAAAGTACGGAAACTCTCTACAGTGCAGCCTCGTAACTCCATCTTACGGGAGTTGTGGATATGACCGCAGTACCAATACCTATGCTCGGCAGCGCCCCATTCTTCGGGCTTATCTGTAGCCATCAAAGAACCTAAATCGGCGTGCTTTACAGTATCACCGTGAGTTACACCTATTAAGCTTTTACCAAACGAAAAGTAGTGAAACTTAGACGTTGTAGGTTGTATGGTGACTCTAGACTCATTACTGAAATAAGCGTCCATAAACGCAGCCAACATCACACTAGAATGGTCATCGTGATTGCCGATAGCGTTAATTACTTCTACGTTAGCGTGCTTTTTCAGCGCTAACTTAACAACGTCAACCATTAGCATACACCCAAGCTTTAATACTTTAGCCCATCGGGTGTCTACGTCTAAAGCGTGACCGCTGCGTGAGGTTGTATTAGACATATTATCGGCGTGGAAAAAGTCGCCTAAGTTAATGATTAAACACTTACTAGCAGCAGGGGAAGCTTTGATTAGTTGATTAGCTGCCGAAAGCAAATCCGCTCTGGCAATATTTATATCGAAGTCTTCGCCAGATTCTTCTTTCCAAGCATACATACCAATGTGAGGGTCACCCATAGGTATAGCTACAACCACATCATCTGTCTGTTGCGTAGGTGCTTTGGTAGGCTTACATAAGCCTTTGTAATCATCCATCATTTCGTCAATGGCGTTTTTGATCGCTACTAACCGTTCTTCTTCGGCAAGCTTTGACTTAACCCATTGGCCGGTAGCTACGCCATCTTCGTTGTAATACGTTGACACCCCAGAGACTACAAACCCGTCTGGGACGGGTTTGGTCATATCATTACTGGGCGCGTAGCCTTGTTTTGCTGCCTTTTTACGTATTGCTGCAAAAGTTGATCTTATTGTTCTTTCGCCAACGCCAAGCGCTCTTGCTCCCGCAACGATTGAACCGTTTGCCTCTGCTGCCTTCACAACCTTTAATTGATGTGGCGTGCAGTACGGATAAAGCTCTTTATAGTTAGTCAAACCTACTCCCTATACTTTTATTTTCGTCTTAACGTTTGGCTAGCTCTGTATATGTCAGCACGATACGCTTCATAACAGTGGTCGTGCTGCCAGAAAAAGACTATGTTAATTAAGGTACGCATCAGCGCCCAAGGCCAGCTAACTTTACGGGTTCTGTACGCCCTGCCGCTAAGGGACTCGTTGGGGTTATCGCTTAGAAACACAACCACATTAATTAGCTGTGACAGCGCATCGCCCACACGAACGATGTAATTAAAGAGTGACTGCAAGCTTGAAAAGGTCATCAAGCTGATCCTCCGTAAGCCCAAGTGCTGCCCCCAGCGTAGCGACAAGAGCCGATGGGCGATCAACCGTAGTTGCATATTCCCATTCAATTTGTGCTTCTTCTGGCAAAGAGTCTATGTTTGATTGCACTGTTGCCAACAGCCCCTGCTGCTTCAAAGCTAGTCGTGCTTGGCGCATGGACGTAGAAGTTGTTGCTCTAAAAATGCCAACATCAAAATCTAGCTCTGCTTGTGTTTTAGGACGAATACTCCAGCCATAAGTGATGGAATCGTCGGTTTCTACTACTGTTTTCTCTAATGTTTCCGTAGTGTCGTCAAACTGAGGTTGAGGTGTCGTAATAATTGTTTTCAAAGAACCAGATAAACCAGAAATATCTACTGAACCCGGCAGCGAATTTGTAGAGTTCCAATGGTTTTGAGCTTCCACCTGACCAGAACTAACTAGCTGCATAATGTTGTCGTTGGAAAAATCAGTAGTCCGAAAGTTTTTGTAGTAGTCAAGCTCCCCGTCTTTAGAATACTTGACTTGAATAAACTTTCCTTTAGGTTCTGCTTTAGTAACTTCGTATGAAATCATTTTCTTGCCTCAATTATGGCTTTATGTATTGAGTTTCGTCAGTGTGGTTTGGAACTCCCGAATTGTTATATAACCAGCTTGAAACATTTGCCATTTCAGTTGTAGATATTTGGCGATCTACGTATAAAAAACCCTGACATAGAGAATGTTGGTTACAGGTTCCAAAGGTTCCCCCTAACGTACTAATTTCTTCTGAATTAAGATGGTGTAACGCCCAAGCTGTTGGCGTTATAATATTAGCTGAACCCGTAGTAGCGTTTACAACACTTCCTCCGTTATTAGAATAATGAACGTCATACAAGCCGTTTAATGTATCGGCTCTCATCATAGTAAGTGTTGAGCGTCCGGTAGTCCTTGTGTTTAGTATGTTGTTTTTGTCTGAATAGTTGCCGTTGAAAGCTCTACCCCTATTTACGTCTGTTGCGTTAAATTCAAAACTAAACATTCGGTTCCTATCATTTGAGCTAGTAGTGCCGCCAAAGTTAAGGCCGTCCCACCCTAAAGCAAGTCCATTGTGATCTTCAAATCTATTGGTGGCAGAAGTGTCGTTTGTGTTTCTACAGTAAATTCGGTACTCTAAAATGGTAACAACCCTAGTACTGGCGCTAATTCCTGTTGGCGTATAACTCCAACCACCCGAATTACTTGTCAAGTTATACCCAGTAGTACTTTCACTGGGGTGTGTCCAAGAGCCTTTTCTTTTCCAGCCGGGGATGTGGTGGTAGGTATTGTTTGGTGAGCTTTGTCCAGAAGCGACCAAAGCATCCATATCTGATTGAGTAGACTCCCGCATATTGTTAAAGGTGTGTAAAGCCTCAGACCCTAAAACAGTATTAGTTCCTGTGTTTAGCGTTTGAAACCCATACAGAAACGAATCACCAGTATCGCTTGCGCCAATCAAACCAGCAAATTCATTATACGATGCCCCATAATAATCACTTATGCTAACTTGCGTCCCCACAGTAGAGCTAATTAGCGCCCTAACATCAGTGTCGTTTAGACTAACCTGTGTTCCAGTTGTACCCAATATCTCAACGTGAATATCGTCTAAGCTTAAAGGCACACCGGCATTAGGTAAGGCCATTACTTGCTCTCCTTAAGTGCCTTAACCTCTGCACTCAATTCTTTAACCGCTTCGATCAATACAGCGACCATTTTGGCATAGTCTACCGTCAAATGCGTTTCATCTTCAGCGCCAAAAGTTTCTGTCTCTCTGACAAGCTCGGGCAATACAGATTTTACCTCTTGCGCTATCAGCCCAATATCTTTTTTGCCACTCAACTTGCTCTGGTCATTCCAAGTAAAACTTACGCCGCGTAAAGACTGCACTGTTTCTAATGAGCCTTTTAGCGTATTAACTTCGTTTTTAAACTTGGCATCTGAGGTAAAAGCCGCTGTATATGCAGTGATGTTTCCGTCTACGTCCCAAGACGCCTCATTAGAGCCTGTTCCCGTAAGTCTTGCGCCCTCATCGCCATTTACATAAAGACGATGGTAAGCCGTAGCGCCATCTTGATAGCGCACATAAGTGTCGGCACCGCCAGCGTAGATACTAAGTCCTGAACCAAGTCGCTGATCGCTTGCCAATCCTACGGTGTCAGAAGCTACCGATATACCCGTACCCGCTCCTACGTTAAAGGTTCGGTTAGTTGTTAAATTACCTCCACCTGTAAGGCCGTTACCTGCGGCTAAGTCTATCGTGTTTAAAGCATGACGCCCATCAATATCTACAGTAGCCCCTGCGTTACCTACACCTGTAAGACTTATAACACCCGTAGTAGTGTTAAAGGAAGCGCCGTTTATATAGTCAACGCTATTGGTATTAGTGTCAGTTGAACTTATTGTAAAGATATTACCTGAACGGGAAATAGTCGTAGCGCCACCTTCTTGGAAGGTTACAGTTTCTCCCGCTGATATGTTTGTTGTAGTACCTGAGTTAGCCTTTACATTGAAGTCCGTAGTGTTAGTGTCTGTTTGCACATACCTATTATCTAGGTTAACACTAGCCCCTGCGTTACCTACACCTGTAAGCGATAGCAAACCCGTAGTAGTGTTAAAAGAAGCGCCATTTATGTAGTCAATGGCATTCGGTGCACTTATAAGGTAGCGATCATCTAAGTTAACAACTACGTCACTAAGGCTACTGGTTCCCCCACGAGTAAGTGTTAGATTGCCGTTTGTATCGTCAAACGTAGCACTTGTAACGTATTGGTTAGTATCGGTAGAAGCGTAACGACCATCAAGGTTTACTGTTAAGTCAGCTAACGCACCTGTTCGGCCTAAAGTAAGAACGCCTGTACCCGTATTAAAAGCTACGGTGTCAGTATAGTCATTAGTGTCACTGTAAGACGAAATTGGTAAATACCTTCCGTCCATGCTAAAAACAATATTACTTAAAGAGCTAGTACCTGTTCGGCCTAGTGTTACGTTTCCATCAGTCGAATTAAAGGAAGCGCTGCTTACGTAGTCGTTGGTGTCTGCGCCAACGCTAGTTAGGTAACGATTGTCTAGGTTAACCGTAGCACCCGCACCACCAGTACCAGTAAGCGTAAGATCACCAGTAGACGTATTAAAACTACCGCCGGTTACAAAATCATTGTCGTTGGCATCGTTGGCTATTAACAAATACCGCCCGTCAAGGCTTTGCGTCAAGTTGGCAAGTGCGCCAGTACGACCTAACGTTAGGTCACCCGTAGTTGAATTGAATGCCACGGAATTAACGTAATCGTTAGTATCAGTGTTGGTGTCAGTGGAGCTTATTGTAAACGTATTACCAACACGGCTAATCGACGTAGCTCCTGCTTCTTCAAACTCCAGAACATCGTTAGCATTAATGGTCGTGCCTGTTCCTTCACTTGCAACTTTTGCTTGAAAGTCAGTGGTGTTGACGTTTTGATCCGCATATATAGTTACTGTGCCATTGGTTTGCGTGACAACGGCACTACCGGAGGTGTTGAAGCGAATTTCATCACCCGCATCAATTTGAAAACCAGAATCAAGGTTAGTTGCTAACAGAAAATCAGTAGTATTGGTGTCAGTCTGCGAGTATCTTCCGTCTAGGTTTGTAACTACCGTCCCTGCATCTTGTTGAGTTAGGGTAAGGTCACCATTAACAAAGCTAGATGAAGTTATTGTGTTGTTATATGCTGCATCCCAATTAGCATTGTTGTAACCGGTTTTAGGCGTTGTACCGTTAAAGAAGTCATCAATCTGAGACTCAGTAAAGTACCTGTCATCGTGATTGTGGCTATTGTTTGTTACTTGCAGATTGTCATAAGTACCTGAAACGTCACCGCCAAAAGCAGTAGCTGTGGTTAAAGCAGAAGCTGCAAGTTGAAAAGAACTAGCTTCTAGGCCGTCAACGGTGTCGGCATCTAGTCCGTTACCAGTCCCCTCATCAGCCACAGTCAAAGCGCGGTTACCCGCCACTGTTAAGGCAGTCACATCAAGACTTTGGTTTACATCAGATACGTTTGAGGTGTTACCTGTGCCGTTAAACCTAACGACGGCATTACTTCCGTTACGCAAAGTGTAAACAGCGCCTTGCCCATAAACGCCTTGAAAAAGAATAATGTCTTGAGTAGTAAGGTTGTTTTTAAAGTGAGCGACTTTTTCTACCGAAGCGGGAGTAAGCTGCACATAAACGACACTACCTAAATCCCCCGCGTCAGTGAACTCTATATAAGCGTTGCGGCCATCCGAAATAGTGTCGTCTTGAATAGGAAGTTCATTTGGTGAGCCTTGAGAACCTGTATCTGTTAAAGTCTTTACCAGTACACCCGACACGGCTTGATCAATTAAGTCCATGTTGGTATTAACGGTCTGCCCCCATACGCCTGATTGGGAACCGTCAGCAGGTTTCTGAATACCTAAATTAGTTGTATTGGTAGTCATTTATAACTCCATCAATCCTTATCAACATCACTGTATTGTGCACTTTGGCTTGAAAAAGCTTCAGCCCAGACCCCGCCCTGTGCGTCATTTACTTGGGAGTAGTTAGCAGAATTTGATTCTAGTATACTATGCCAAGCTCCATTTTGCTCCTGATTTACAACTGAATAGCTACTTGATTGACCCTGTATAACACTCTGCCACGTAGATGAAGGGGGTAATATTGGAGTAAAACTACCTGTTTGACTTGTGTTTTTTAGCGCCCATTCCGCTGTTTGATTATCAAAAACAGCACTGTAAACAGAGCCTTGATTAGCTAATTCTTCAGCCCACGCTGCTATCTGCGAGTCATCAACTTCGGTAAAAGACCCTAATTGGTCATCCAACACCGCTGTCCAGAAGTCCACGCTGCCTATTGAGGGGACAAGGGTGAAACCAGTAGTAGATGTTAATGAATTAGCTGAAAGGTTGTAATTACCAATAATTATGTTTGCTACTATACTGTTAATAGTAACATCAACCTCACCAATGATAGAAACATTTTCTAGTGATAAAGTAAGTTGCTGTCCGGTGACAATAGACCGCGATTCTGCGAATGCACTTTCATCGCCCAAAGTTAGGGTTAAGGTTTGCCCAACTAGAGTGCTTTTACTATTAGCGGCAACAAGGGTTGAGTTTAAGAATAAAGAGGCATCAACTCCAGAAAGAAAGGCACGCCCAGTTCCATCTAGACTTGAAAGCGGGTCAAACGAAAATGGCGAAGTGCCTAACATTGTGTAAGCTTACTAACCATATCTTTAAGTTCTTCAATTTGTTCCTGTTGCTCTTTGATTGCTTCGATGAGTAGAGGTACAATTTTTTCGTATTGTACAGTTAAGTAATCTTCTCCAGATTTTGACTCTTGTTTTCCATCTACATTTATTAAATCAAAAGGAGCGGGTGCAGTTGCTTGAGGAATGACAGCTTCTATTTCTTGGGCCAATACACCTATTTCATTAACCATTATTGAAGGTTCAAATCCTAGAGATTTAACTTTTTCTTCTTTCCAGTCAAAAGTTACCCCGTTCAAGCTCATTACTTTATCTAAGGCATTAGGTATATTTACAATATTTTCCTTCAATCTTTTATCTGAAGAATATGCTGTGATATTACCAACCGCTAAATAGTCACCGTTGTTTTGCCAAGTATGCTTGATTGAAGTAGCCGTCCAACCACCCATCTTTAAGTGGTTATCAGTATCCAAACCAAAGTTAACTGCATAGGTTCCGACTCTATGAAAAGACATAACAGCCGGTTTAGTAGCGTCACCTCTAATAGAAATAGAACCTGCATCATTAGCACTAGTAAAAGTTGCAGTGGTACAAACTCTTCCAGTAAGCGCACCTGTAAGAGTCGCGCTAACAGTGCTAAGTGCACCTGCACCGGTCATACTCCAACTATTGCCTGAAATAGTGTTGCCTCTGCAACGTATGCTATCTCCGCTAGTATTACCTAGATAAGTATTAGTTGAGTACAGGTAGGTATTACCAGAACTAGCCTGAACATAAAAATCCGCAGTTGTAGCAATACGCCCCGACGCATCACTAAAGAAAGTGCCTCCATTGTTTATAAGAAACCTGTCTGCCTGAACCTCAGCAGTAGATGACTTAATCTTCACCGCAGCGCACGAAAAAGCTTGCGTAGTAGAGGTAGCCGTACCCCAGAGCACAGGGTAGGTCGCCGCATCAGCTCTGCCAAAAGAATGCGTTACCTTAGAGGCTGTCGCTGAGTTACCAGTACACGTTGCTGCTGTTGTGGCAGATGTTGCTGTTGTGGCAGTGTCAGCAAGAACCGCCGTAGCCGGTTTAACTAAGGATACGTCTGGTTGCCTAACGTATATTGTCCCTGCAAAACCTGACCAGTTTAAGATGACAAGAGAGTAGTAACCCGTGGCTGGGACTGTCCAACTACGTTCAAAGGTAGTCCAAGCAGAAGGCACAGCACCGTTTTCATACCAACCTGTATCTGACGTTGTATCTTCTTGTACAAAAGGTGAACCGTTTGTAGAGCTATTAGATACGTGCGTCTTTCCATCGGGTAAAACTGTGCCTGAGTAACCATACAGTCTTAAATACAATCCATCAGCGTCAGCAGCGGAGCCCTTTAAAGTAACAGTCCATCTTACGGTAGCTCCCGCCTCTGCATACACAGCGCGATAAGCCCCTGCAAGAGCGGTATCTCCTTGATTTGACTTGATAGCGAGACACTTTTCTGTGTTATCCCAAGTTATAGCATTTTCAGCTATAGCAGCGCTGGCCGCACCGTAGGTTCCTTCCCACCCCATACCTCTTGCTGTTGGCTGTAACCCTGTTGCGCCAATATTATCGGGGGTTAGAGTTCTAGTAGCGACAGTACCATTAGCATCTGTTACGTGACCTAACGTGTTTGTCGTAATATTAAAATCAAGGTCACTAATAACAGTTGCGCCAGTTAACGCACCTGTATCTATATTAATATCATCGCCAGCAGCAACAGGGTGTACGTAGTTGTTTGCGTTAGTCGCGCCTGTATAACCAAGGTTAGCTAAGGTTAAGTTTCTAGTAGCGACAGTACCATTAGCATCTGTTACGTGACCTAACGTGTTTGTCGTAATATTAAAATCAAGGTCACTAATAACAGTTGCGCCAGTTAACGCACCTGTATCTATATTAATATCATCGCCAGCAGCAACAGGGTGTACGTAGTTGTTGTACCCGTCTGGGTTGCTATCTGGATAGTACGCCGTAGAAGTAAAAGCATTAGAACCAAGTTCACGCGTTCCTACAACATTGGAACCGTTAATCATCAATGCTGTGGCTTCTGAAGCTTGTGCTGAAAGTCCTGAAAGAGTTACAGTACTGCCAAGAAGAATCGGCTTGCTAGTTGTAGTACTTGTTGAGGGATTTAACGTCAAAGTACTAGCCAATGTTCCAATAATTCCCGCACCTGAGTTGTAGAACTCATTGGCATCCATTGCCCAACCGCTAGTGCCAGAGCCAAGGTGGAACGTTCCGTTAGCCCAAGTATTTCCCCCAATGGTGCCACTACCACCAAGAACAACGTTGTCCCACGTATCAATTACTTGAGTAAGAGTACCTGCGTCTTGTTGAGTGAGCGTCAATGTATAATTAGAGCTAGTCCAGCCAACAGAGTTTATTTTGTCGTTATAGGCTGCGTTCCAGTTTGGGGCGTTTGTTCCAATATCTACACCGTCCACAGTGCCCGTTACAGTAATATTTCCAGTTACGTCCAAGCCTGCTTCAGCGTTTAGATTGACCTTGGCGTTTATCAGCAACGTTGACATATACATGACTTGAGTTAAGGCAACAGGAGTGTCTTGTATTGTACTGTTACTTATCTCAAAGCTGAGAGAGCCTGTATTTGAATCCGTAGTAGCTTCTATGCGGCAAGCAGATTGCGTTACGCTTGTATTATCAGGCGTTCCGTTTCGGTGGTTAAACGTTAAGTTGGCATTACCATAACCATCGTTAACGGTCATTGCTACGCCACCAGAGTTTTCACCAGACCCAAAATCACCGGTAGTTAAATAATCCCCAGTCCCCGCCGTTTTACTTGTTAGGTTGTTAAAAGCGTGAGTATGGCTGTCGTTAGCCACTACAATGGCGTTATAAGTACCACTTACGTCACCGCCAAATGCAGTAGATGTAGTTAGATAGCTACCTGTAGGCTGTTTGCCATTAAGAGCGGTTTGCAGTCCATCTACGTTAGCAATTATATGATTATGGCTGTCGTCAGCTACTACAATGGCGTTATAAGTACCACTTACGTCACCGCCAAATGCAGTAGATGTGGTTAGATAGTTACCCGTAGGCTGTTTGCCATTAAGAGCGGTTTGCAGTCCATCTACGTTAGCAATTATATGATTATGGCTGTCGTCAGCTACTACAATGGCGTTATAAGCACCTGAAACGTCACCGCCAAATGCAGTAGATGTAGTTAGATAGCTACCTGTAGGCTGTTTGCCATTAAGAGCGGTTTGCAGTCCATCTACGTTAGCAATTATATGATTATGGCTGTCGTCAGCTACTACAATGGCGTTATAAGCACCTGAAACGTCACCGCCAAATGCAGTAGATGTAGTTAACCCATCTGTAATTAAAGCTTGCGCTTCATCAGCGGGGAGGTCTACAAACACATTTTTTACGCCACTGGCGAAATTAACTAAGCTGCCTCCATTACTGGAAGCCTTAACTGTAGTGCGACTTAAGGTTGAGGCGTTGTACGTTCCAACTCCAACTTCCCACGCATTATTAAAGTTATCAACAATAACGTAGAAAGTAGTGTCACCATTTGACAAAACTGAACCAAAGGTGACGAAATTTGCTGCCGCACCGGCTAGAGTAACCGCTCCCGTTCCGGTTGAGGTTGTGGTTTCCTGAACCCGATCCGCTAGAGCAAAAGGCATTAAACTATCCTAATAATGGCGCTGGCAGCGTCCCCTGTGGGCAATTGAACTGAAAAATCGCCTGTGGTTGAAGTTTTATCTTCGCCAAAGTTTAAAACAGCAACGGCACGGTTAGCTTTACTAGAGTTATAAATCAATGCGCCCCTTGCCGTAAGACTTACGTTGCTAAAAACAACATCATCGAAGTCAATAAACGCTGTGTTTCCAGTTAACGAAATAACAACATTGGTTATATTGTTACCCCCAGCGGTGTAATTTGTGCCTGAAGTCTCGCCGCTAGTTATATAGACAGTAGTGGTAGAACTTAATGATGCACTATCAAGGTAAAGCGCCATTTTAAGCTGGTCTGTGTCAAGATCGTGAATGCCACCAAACAACTCTTGTTTAAACGACGCACACATGGATTGTACTATTGCCATTACAGCCCCCTATTAGACAATGCTTGCTACGGTTTCACCAAAACGATAAGTGTCCTGCCGTAGCTTACCATCACCTAAAGATTTTAGCATCAAAACTGATTGATCACGCATTTGCTGATACATAGCAACTGTATCGGGGTCAGATTTCATAAACCTAGCAGCTTCCACAAGACAACAATTAAGCAGGGCATTATCAAAGTTATCGCCAATCCAAGATGTACCTGCCGTTACAATGGAAGCGGGCCTATAGCCGTAATGAAGCTCCACTGAATAGTTAGAATCGGGAGTGGGGCCAACAATAAGAGAATCTTCGTCAAAAATGCCGTAATGCTTAGGAACTCCCACGCTAGTTGCATTCGGGTAAGCCTCTCTTATAAAGTTAACGTCTTTAAACAACAAAAAATTAGTATCACCCGACCCGTTTATCACTGAGACGCTATACAAATATAGAAAATCAGTAGGAAGGGACAAATACGAGTTATTTTGCGTTAAATTACCTAACTGATTTTTACGTAAAGCGGGAATCTGTACAGATTCGTGCAGAAATTGCTCAGACTGTTGTGTAAACAACGCCAACTGAGCAGCGGTATACGTGTTTTCAGTAATATCTTGAATATTATCAATCAGTTCGGAATAATTCATAAGAATACCTTATGCCATTGGCCCACGGCATGTTTTTCCTCGTTTAGCAGCGCCAGCGCCACGCATTACTACGCCACCTGTCTTCATTTTTTTACATGAACACTTGCTACTTCCACAATGGGAACACTTTTTAGACGACTTTTTCATAATATACCTATGTTGTTTGCACTGTTACTGAGTTTAAAAACATTGCCGTTGCTATTTTATTACTGTTAACAACAATAATATGCGCTCGACTTGCCGCGTAACCTGCATAGTCGGGCCTTGGGTCACGAATAGCTTGCGGATCGTAGATTGGTGTTTCCCCCAAATGACGCTGAGGGTGATCTTTCTCCCAGCACTCGCTACAAACCTTGGTATTTGTGTCTTTACCTTTTATAACTAGCTTTCTTAAGTCTTTTAGCTTGTAACGAAAGCCGCAACGATCACATTCAGCTAACGCTCGCTTAGTCGAAGCGTAAATTTTACCCACGAGCAGGAACCAACCTAAAGGTAGCCTTCTCTCTGTCTTGTTCCGCTGCTAGTTGAAACTGTTTTTCGTACTCAGCTTGAAGCATTTGACTGCGTGGAAACAAATCAGGGTCTTTCATACTAATGTAATAGGCTAAACCAGAAACAAGTGCCGGGAGAAATCTAAAGTTTGCGTCAGCAGTCTCAACGCCACTGCCAGAATCTTCAATCCTACGTAGATACCAGTATGCGAAGGTATAAGAATCGTCGTTTGGAATAGGCCATACCACTATTTTAGGGTTATCACGAAGGCGACGAACCCATAATTGAATAGGGCGACCCTCTACATTCTTATTCGGAATGGAAGCGTAGCTGCTAGCGCTGATTCTATTGATAGTTACGTCACTTTGATTCTGTCCAGAGCCTCGTCGCACAACATGATCCATTACGTCAATAACATCAGCAGCGAGATCATATTCTGCTACCCCTGACGTTAGCGCTAATGTGCCAGAATCAATAGTCCACATATTGATTCCACGGTTCTGCCACTCAATAGTCATCAAATTCATAGAACGACGAGCGGTTTTCAAGTCATATCCGCTACGCATAGCGCGACCCGCACGTTCCCAAGCCTCTTCAGCTATCTCCGTGAAGTCTAAGTTAAACGCCGTTGTTCCAGAAGTAGCCATATCAACGTCCCATTAGCTTTCGCATGAGCATTCTTTTGTGTTGAGGACTCATTCCAGCAACACGACCTCCATTGCTGTAACCGCGTTTTTGAGGCGGCTTAGCTGCGGCTTCACGCATTTGCTTATCCATTAACTGCTGCTTAAGTTGAGCCTTAAGACTTTGTATTTCTTTGGGAGACATTGTTGCTGAATTGTTATTACGCAACTGTGCCTCGCCAGCAGTTTTAGCCTTTGCATTCTGGGAACGCTGCTGTTTCATTGCTTGCATTACTTCAGGGGAAGGCTTAGCGGGCCTAGCGCCCACATCGGTTTCCCCTCCGCGTTGATAGCGCTTAACCCCGCCACCGCGAGACATACGGTAACCTTTGCTAGCTGGTTTTTTACCACAACCTGATTTCTTCATGTCTTCTTCCTTTTCCGCTTTAGCGGTTTAACACGTTTAGGCTTACCGGCGGGTTGCCCAAGCTTGTTCTTCTGGGCAATTCTACTTTTTTTCTCACTAGAAGTCATCTCAGAAGATGTTTTGGGCGTCTTTGACGATACTCTTTTGGAAGGTCTACAGTAAGGCGTGCTGCGGCCATCGCCTTTTTTACGGCCACATGACTTTCCAGTTTTAACGTCCTTCCAGTCTTCTTTAAACCACCGTTTCAGGGCTGCTCCCTTTTCGGTCTTTCTCACAGCCATTACTTTTTCCCTTTGCCTTTCGCCTTTCGGCACTTTGCAATAGCACCTGACGCATAAGCGGAAGGGAACACCTTGTAATTCGCTTTGACCTTTTTATAACAGGCATCTTTAACAGTACCACCTTTTTTGTAATACCTTTTCATTAGCATTTCCACCTTTTTCTAGCCTGTCTCAAACGAGAATTAGGGTCTTTAGCGGCCTTGGGAAACTGTTTCATCTGCCCCGCAGACCTAGCACAGTATGACTTTCGGCGCTTTGCGTCCTTGCTTCCTGCTTTTACCTTACCAGTAACAGCGGTCTTTAGCTTAGAGCCGGGATTTGCTTTTCGATGGGCAGCTACGCCCTTTTTAGTCATTCCTGCGCCTGCTTTGGTTTTACGGTAGTTCCCGCCCTTGCCAGTGGTTTTAGCTATAGGTTTGTCTTTCTTACTAGCCATGATTAATCCTTAAGAGCTATAAACTGCTCAAGAGTTAAAGCATTCACTGCCGCCGCTATTGTTTCAGGAGAGCCACTTAAAACATTTTCTGTGGTTGTCACCGTGTTGACCAGAGCCGCTACTTGCGCTGGGAATACTGGAGAGTTATCTGCTACAAAGTAAAACGGAGTAGAGAAATCGTCTGAGAACAACACCCCCGCTACAGCAACAACGCGAGGGTCGTACAGTAACTTCCAGCCGTTTATTAAGAAGTAGCTATCGCCTGTAAAACCACCGGGAATTACGTCAAGCCCCGTAAAACGCATAGCGGGTAGGTAAGCGCGGTTTTCTTCGCGCTCAAACCAACGAACCCAAGCGGAGTACAGTTCATCTCTAATATCTAACGTAGTTACATCAGAGTTTACTGTAATTTCCTTAGTACGCCCGTTGAAGTTAACTTTATCGCCGTCAAGCCATTCTTCACCGTGCGCTGTCCATACCAATAACGCCATGTGTTATTCCTACTGGAGTATTTCTTTCCAGTTAACGACCACCATGATTTTTGCACTAGGGTAATAGGCAGTTCTTGTCTTGGCAAAGAAGCTCCAGACGACCCTAGAGCCTTGGAACCCTGTAATGTTGCCACCATTGGCAGCGCCTAAAGATATAGGGGTGGTCAGTCCAGCGTCGGAGTAAAGCTCTGCGCTGTTGACGCTAATCGGCTTAGCATAAACAACCAGATCATCGTAGCTTGCGTTGTCAGTTCCTGTGATCGTGTAACCCCCAGCATTGAACGGGAATGTTACCGTCATAGGCTCCCTGACATTGATTCTGGCGGTTGTGGTCATTACTGCGGGCGATGCCGCAGAGATTGTCGCTATCGTGTTCTCAACCGTGCCGCCGTCATCAGGAAAGTTTTTGACCGCGCCGTACTGAAAGTTATTAAACGTATCAGTCAGTATGCTATCAAAGCGCCCTTTAAACATATCTTGCAGAATAATTTTGCCGCCTTCAAAACTTGTTCCAGCAGTTGATATTTCTACGTTGGTTGACGCTATTGGAGTAAATACATTGCTGTTATCAACAGAGTTAATCTCCATTTTCAGGTCAACGATTGCGTCAGCCGCATCAAATTGTCCTACAGCCGCTCCAGTATCATTAAACGCGTAAGCGCTGATAGAGGTTGGAACATATAGCGTGTGGTTAACCTCTCCATTGGCGTGAAGCTCTCTGGGCGACAAGGCAAACAGTCGTTGCCAGTTATCTGATACGTTTGCTGTAACCGAGGTATGTGGTGAAGCGTAAGTGGCGGGTGAACCGTAAGCTCTCAGGTCTATGTTACTTTCTGTCCATATTGCTGCTGACCATGTTTCAATATAGAGATTGCTTCCTGATAAAGCCGTAGATTTGTTTGAAAAACAGGCGGGTAACGAGGCTGTCTGACTCATTGCCTGTGCGTATTCATTGCCTTGGTAGTAGCTGTGGCAGACAACTCGTTGTCCGTCCTCATACACACCAAAACGAACTCGGCCAGCACCATGCCACTGTATGTCAATCCACCACAAGTTTACCTTTGACAAGTCAAGAACAACCTGACTGTCTCCAGTGCCGTCTAGCTTGTCACCGTTCCAGTCTGCGCGAGGAACAATCGTGTCTTTCTGCGGTGCAGATGGAATACTGGATCGAACCACAACAGACAGACCTGTGGCGTCAACGGCGTCTACCCCGCCCGTACCCACCCGAAACATAAACCCGTTATTGGCGTCAAACAAGCCCCACTGTCGAGTGTTGCCCGTAGTCACAGGGGAGTTAAGTAGTGCGGTTCCCGCCCACAGATGGCTTGAGCCAGCTACGTAGTGGTGATACTGATTCGATGATGATGAGGCAAATCCGTTTGTGGGATCAACTGTGTTGTCCACGCCAATCTTTACTGAGTGTCGAGTGTTACTGTAGGTGGCGTATCCTCCAGACAGCTTTACAGGTGAAAAGTTATCTGTAAAAACTGCTTCCTGACCAAACACGTAGTCGCCTAGCTGTGTGCCGCCACTGACGCGCAACTTGCCCCATGCATCTAACTGAGGAAGCCCTTCTGCAAAACGCATGTTTGCAGAACCAGTAATATCAACATCAAGGCCGTACTCAGGGTTGTCAAACCCCATAATGTTGTTAGCTTGGTGGTAAAGGTCTTTTATGTCGGCAGTAGTGGTTGCGACTGTAGCCCCACTTGAGTCTTTGATACTTTGTCCAGCTATGGGGGAAATTTCGTTATACCTGTCGGCGTTACTGTAGTGAACGCTTATTGCGCCTTGGGAGTTAGACCCTTGAACGCCGTGCACATGGACGCTCATAGTGGGGCCACCATTTCCCTCTATGGTATACATGCTTCCAATTGACCAAGACGCTGGGCCACCGGTAAACCCCACTTCGGCAGTGTGGGTCATAGCTATTCGATCACCCCCCGCACGCGGGGGGACTTGAGTAAACTTCCTATCGTTGACTGCCATTATTAGCTCCTATTAGGGCGTGTAAGCACGATCCTGCTCAGCGGTCAACGTTACCACGTTTGACTTAGACCTTGTAATAGTGCCTGTAGCTACCACCGGCTTCGCAACGCCTATGTTTCCCGCAATAACCGTTATGTCAATGTCGGCAGAGTTTTCGTCAGCGTCAACTCGACCACCTTGAACGTTGTTATCAAAGTCGATAGAGAAGGTTAGCGATGCTGCATTAATCGTACCTGTTACGTCAGTGCCTGTGTTGTCATCTAGGACAATCGCCGTAGCTGTGCCGTAGTCGTCGGCTCCGCTTGTAGAGTCCGTAATGAAGGCTGTGAAGTACCCAGCGCCACCCGACTGCAAGAACGAGTTAAAGTTAAGCTGCAAAGTTGCCGCGAAGTCAAAGATGCGCTTCGTACCACCTTGATCGAAGAAGTCCACGTTGTTTTGATCTTGAGGTCGCAGGTTGGTGATAAACACACTTTGCGAACATATCAGCTTATCACCCTCAAAACGCAGTAGTGTATTCTGAATGTCACCTCTCTTTGCGCCGTCAGCGTCGGTAAGCGTGTCGAGGTTTGCTTGGTTTATGTCCCCAGTCTGACGCAGCAAATACTGAATCTTAGTGTATATTTGCTGAAGCGTTTTGTTGTCACCGTCAATGATGATACGGAAATCAAAATCGTCAGCGGCATCGTTAATGTCGATAAGCTGGGACGTTGTGAAGTAACCTACGTCGATATTGGCATAAGTTGCTGATTGCGCTCCCGTTATTTCCGCATCGGTGTTTACGATGTTTAGGTCTGTTGCGTTAGACAGCAGTACGTTGACCGTATTAGCGCCTGTTCCTAACTGACCAGTATCCGCTAGTACGGAATCGTCAAACGTAAAGCCTTGAGAGCGGATATACGCCTTGAAGAAAGTTTGACTGTCAAAAGTAGTTGTTGTGGCATCTACTGTGGCATCACCTAATATCTGAACTGCTTGGTTAGGCTCATCAGTAAATACAAAATCTGCGGGGTTAGCACCGTCAACAATCTGGTAGTATGCCTGACCTCCAGCGTTAAACTCACCCAGAGACACGATACCTACATATCGTCGGGCCAGATCACCGGTATCGGAAGTACCTGCAATATCAGGCGTACCCGCTGCTTGGTATTCGTTCCAACCGCCATCACGTAACGCTTCTCGCGTAGCGTCATCGGCTGGCCCCCAGTCGTTAAACCGCGATCCGTCAAAGCCAAATTCAAACTGACCTGATTTGGCGTCGATTGCATACATCGGAAAGGGGAAGCTGTTATACGCTGACGTTTCCCACAGTTTGATGAACTTAGAGTAAAGCGCCTGTAACGTAACGCCGTCTTTATAGACAAGGTTACCTGCGGCATTAAGCGTAAAAGTACGCGCTGTAGTGTTAATGGTAATCTCGGTGTTTACGACCAGATCATCACCGTCTATAATTTTTGCCATTGTCTGCTCCCCCCTTTAAGGAACGTAGTTTCTGTCTAATTGCTGCGCTACAGGTAACGTAGCGCTGGTGGAGCCAAGTTCAAAACCGTAAACAAAGAACGGTACGTAGCCGTCGCGGTATACTTTTATGTCTATAAAAGTTCCAGCAGAAAACGTATACGTATATGTAGAAGTCGTCCCAGTTATATCTTGATCGTCTTGCAATTTGGTTGTTGTGCCTGCGGTGTATATTACCACATCAGAGTTACTTATTACTCCACTAACCGTTAAGGTAGCTTGCCCAGCAACAACATTAACTGTTGCGCCTGCTGTCCGTATTGACGGTAGTGTTGCACCAGCAGCTACGTTAATGTTTAGGGTGCCAGAACCAACGTTTACAAATATTGTTTCGTTGCCTGTACTGCTAGTTGACGCTGGGGAACCTGTAGCACCGACAACGTATCCCGATGTTGTACACGACCAATCCATTGAACCCGTACCAAGACTGGTAAGCTCTACTGCATGGCTAGTTGTAGCGCCTTTTGTAAAGTCACATAAATCAACTTGATCTAGGTTTGAAACAACCACGGCTTCTGTGGATGGGGCATCTGAAAATCTTGAACCTGTAAAATCTGCGCCGTTGCCAATAATACTTGTGCAGTCGTTGAAAATGCAATTTGACGCAGTTTGTCCTGATTTAAGGGTTATTATCCCAGCCCGCACAAACGTCGTACCAGCCAACAAAAGAGTCACATCGGCGTTATTCATTGTAAAATCAAAGCGTGTAGTATCTGTATCGCCAGCGCCTTTTATAACGCTGTTAGCAATATCTACAGTACAGCCAGAACCTTGCCCGATAATGTCATACAAACTTGCATTTACAGGGGCATCGGCAAAGATAAACACATCGTTATCTGCCTTAAAATATGTTGCTGTTGCTCCCGAACCAATAGTTATTTTCCCAAAGCAAAAGTTTACTTCCTGCTCGGATAAAATAATTCCATAAGCTGAAGCGCTATCCACTGTAGACGTTTCTGTAAACGTAATTGGGTCGCCAACAGTACCTCCGGTAAGTGTATAACCATCACCATAACGCAGATAATCCACAAACGTGTTAATAACGTTTCTTGGCTGGCCGTTGCGCTGAAATCTAAAGCCAACATCATTAATGTTTCCGGTAGGCTTAGTGCCAGAGTCATTTGCAGAGTTATAGTCAACAATGGCATTAAACCAACCGCCTTGGTAGGTAGGGACACCCGTTACCGCAGAGCCAGCACCTCTAAAAATATTCCAAAACGCTGTATTGTTGCCGCCTATCAGCATTTCAAAAAAGTCTAAGTTGCCTAGCGCCGTAAATTGTACCCATCCGCGAATGTGTTGGTTAGCGCCAGCAAAGTTTGCTGAAGTGTACTCAACGCTAGACGCATCAGAACGCAATGTTGCATAAACGGAGTTTGTCCCTTCCAGCTTAATATCAGGCTCAAGCCCACCCTCACCAACCCATCCCGTTACAGAATCGGCACTGCTAATCGTTACAGGTACGTTCGTAAGAGTAGGCGCAGCCATTAGCTATAACTCAACGATGCACGGTTGTCCCACACGCTATCAAAATTACCGTTACCGTCAGCAAAAGAAACTGAAAAAACGTTACCGCTAGTTTCTAGTTTTTTAATTTGCCAAACCGCCAAAGATGTAGGAGAACTAGGAGCCGCCCTACCTACATAGGTGACTCCTGCCTCTGTCTCGTCCAACAAAACTGTATAAGGAAAAGTTGTTGAGGACGTTATACTTACGCCGCTCATAACTTAGCCTAGTTTGGCTTTAAGCTTAGCTAAGGAGGTTTCTACTGACTTGCGCTTAGTTTCAAGCTGCTTAATTTCACTTTCTAAAGAGTCTTTAATTTTAGAAAGGTCTTTTTCTAAAGCAACCGTCTTTGCCTTAAAAACGTCGTCCAATGCGTCGATTTTAGCTTGCTTGACACTAACCGCTACTTCCGTCTCAGCCTTTAGTTTGTCTTTTAACCCCTGCAAAGAAGAATTAACGGACATAAAATCAGCTTCAATAGAGCCGAGTTCTTTAGAAGCTTCAGCTTTTTTAACTAAAATTTCAGCAAGCTTGGCGTCGGCATTGGCAATAGACTTAAGCTTATCTTCACGCTCTCTAGCGCAAGCGTCTTCAATAAGTTGCAGCTTATCTAAACTTTCGGCAACAAGCCTTTCATAATCTTTAGCCTTGGAAGCGGCTTCAATCACGGCAGGTATAGCTTCGATAGCAGGGCCAAACGTCTCAGCAAACTTTTTAAGAGCGCTCTCGTTAATGCTCATTATACTGGGCCTCCAGACTGAATTACCGTTAAAGTAACGTCACCGGTAGTAACCGCAGATACATCTAGACGAACAGCAGTCACAGGGAAAGCAATGTTCCCTGTTGCTGACGCCGATCCACCTACACCTGAAATACTAGACCAGTTACCGCTTGCAGCGACATAACCATCGGCATGAATATCGTCAGTTGTGTATTGAGCGACGTACGTAATCCCTGTTCCGTTTACAAGAACATCGACGGTCACATTAGACGGACTAATGTAGTGGTCTAAAGGGACAGGCTCGCTACTGGCAATAGAACTAACTGTTTTACGTATAGGTCGCATTTAGACCCCCTATTAAGACAGTGCAGCGCCAGAACAAACAACCCAAGCTGCGCCAGTCCAAACAACAACAGCAGTTTCGTCATTACCTACGCCGTTATCAGTAACAACACGGAGAGAGCCAGTTGCGGCGTTTGTGATTGCGTTTGCCTCAGCCGTGGTGCCAACAGGCAAATTAACAGCGCCAGTAAGAGCGCCAGTAAAGCCACCTGTGGATACAATTGGGCCAGAAAAAGTAGAAGTTGCCATTAAATTTTCCTCACATGCGAGTTGGGTATAGCAGTCTGCATGTCGTCAGCCGGGACTGTCTGCTATACCGGAATGCCCGGAACTTGCTAAGAGTACGTTATTTTCTGTTAAACAGCAAACAAAAAAAGAGGGCCGAAGCCCTCTTTTTCTACAACGCTGAAGCTTAAGCTCCGGGCGAACCCCAGACAGCCAAAGGATCAGAAACACCAAACGAGTAACGCTCACGGGCCTTGTAACGGCTGTTGCCGGTATCAAAGTCGCCGTCCATTGAGGTCTGCATTGGCGTACGGACGAAGTGCTTAAGTCCGTTCGGAATGTCAGTCATCAAGAACCATGCGTTCGTATCCGTCAGGTAATGGTTAATTGCATAACCTTCTGGAATAGAACCGTTGCTCTTAAGAGCGTTCAGGTCGTTATCCGCTGTTGCAACGCGGCCTTCAGTTTCCAACAAGCGAGTTGCAACGAATTGCAATGCGGGTGGAACGATAAGCTTGCGAGGACGGGCAGCAATTAACAAGCCGCGCTCATCAGTCCACTGTGAAATCTGAATGACAGCGGCTTCCAAAGAAGTCTCATTCAGGTCAGCAGCGACCGTGGGGCGGTTAGAGTTAGTGCCACCGCTAACTAGCGGGTGAGCAGTTGAACATAAGGTAGTGCCGTCACCGTAGTTCACACCAGAGAAAGCATTGTTCAATACTGACGCAGCTTTAACTTGCTTGGTGTAAGCCATTGCGCGAGCCAGTGCCTTGGTGTAGCGAGCGGAGAGGGAATCATAAAGATTATCTTCCATCGCTTCTTCAGTAATACTGAAGCCCATTGCAACTGTTTCGTGCACGTAACGAGCAGTCCATGCTTCTTGAGCATTATCATACTCAATCGCAGAACCTTCGTCTTTAACGGGAGCGGCGGAGAAACCGGACAACTTGGTTTCTTCTTCAAATGAACGATCTGAAGATTCAGTCTCGAACATCTGCTTATGCTCTTCTTCATACTTAGAATACTCCATACCAAAAAGAGCGTTTAGCCCCGGCAAGAGTTCCTTTAGTAGTTGTGCGCGTGAAATAGCCATTAGTCAGTCTCCTTAAACGCCAGTTGTGTTGCTGTATTGATGACCAGCGTTCCACTTAACCAACGCTTCGGTAAAGCCGCCCGAAGAGTCTTTAGTCTCTTCAACCAGACCTACAACCTTGACAGGCAGAGTGGCAGTTGTTGCCGTTGTTTCAGAAATCGCAACAGCAGACTTGCCTGTTGCCGCATCACCGGAGTTGTCAATCAACTGAGCGTTGCCGCCCAAGTCAGTTTGTGCCATTGCACCAATGGTAGTACCAGAGGAAACGATAGCTACTTTAAAGACAACGTTAGGATCGTCTACAACGTAAGCTACAATGTCAGAAGCAACTGTATTTGCAGGGAGGTACTGACTGTGAATCGTGTACTTAAGTACAGGATCAGTGTAAGAACACCCTAAGAAAATACCAATTACGTCCATTTGAGCATCGGCTGCTTCACGTACGACTGTTCCAGTGGTGCCGTCAACTTTGACAGCATCGCCGTTAAAGATCGAAGTGTTGTAGCCGCTTGCTACTTTAAACTGACGAGTTGCGCCAGCATACGGCATACCGTCTAGACGGTTTACCGGTACAAGCCCAGAGGGGGCTTCGATAGCGGGATAAGCCATTTTTGACTCCTATTAATTCCCAGACCCGAAAGTGACCTTAGATTTTCTCTCGTTAAAGAGAGGCATCCTAGCGTCATTTTCGCGCATTAAGTTGTTGTCAACAGAGTTAATTTGAGCTTGAGTCTGATCGTTATAATAATCAGTTCGCTCGGTAACCATCTCTTGTGGAGCCTTGCACAGCATTAAGCCGCCCATTACAACGTTGTCCTTGAAACGCGAGTTCTCAACAACACCGCCTGTATATAGCTCCATTTCTGGATGATCTGCGCTTTTTACAGGTGTCCATCCTTCACGGATTTTCGCTGAAACGTTGGTAGGATCAGGTTGATTGTTTGTGCTAACACGTACCCAATGAAAAGCCCAGCCTTCTTGGGGGTCAGGGGTAGGTAATACCTCTGGCTTACGCCAAGCTTGCTTTCGGACTCCAGATTCCCGCGCTTCTGCTTTACGGGGATTGCGATTTTGTCGTGTTGATTCAACCATTTTTAGCCTTCCTTATTTCATTAGCAACCTGTTTGGCGTATAAATCTAGGGGGACTCCTAGCCGTTTAGCAATCGCTATTTGGCTTTTTTCCAACTTAACTTTTTTTGGTGCGCGGCTACGAGTAGCCGGTGCTACGTTGGTTTGGGTTTTTTTGGTTTCCGACGACTCCCCAAAGTAATCTGAAAACACTTCCCGCATACGGGAATTTATTTTCCCGTAGTATTCTTCGCTTTTTGGATCGAACCCGCTTTTAACAAGTTTTTGATGCAGACCCAAAGCAAAGCTGGTCATTTCGTCATCACTTCCGAACCAAGAATTTTCACTGGCCCAGTTTTCTGCTTTTTCATCCCTAACCGGTAAGCTCGCAGGCTCGGGAACTGATGAACTTTGCAAGTTCTCTTTTACACTATTATCTTTATTTTGTAAAGGAGGTTTGATGTTCTCCACTCTAGAATGCTTTAATCTAGCATTAGATAGCCGTTCTTCAGCCGCCATCACCTTATCTGTATCACCACTCTCATAAGCAGCAGCATATTCACGCTTAGCTGTCTCTATTTCAGTAGTAAGCATTCGCTTAACTTGCTCAATGATTGCAGATCGACTTTTACCTACAGAAGTCTTTAACGTTTCATTCTCTGCTATAAGCTTCTTAGTGTAATCCTCAAGCGCTGTTCTTTCCCGGAGAGCAGTTTCTTTAGCTCTCCGCTCGTCATGGTAACCTTTACTAAAATGCTTAATCCGATTAGCAACTTTTTCAGAGTAATTTTCTAACTCTTCATCGGTTACATCTTCGGGTGGAGTTTTAGAAGGCTTACGTCCCCTATCTTCTACAGGGGTATCGTCAACAATTTCAATTTCAAATTCGTCCTCAACCGGTGCGCTACGACTAGGCATGTTGATGGTTTCAGCACTGGATGGTTCAAGATCAATTTCAATCTCAGATGGATCATCCTTAGCTTCATGTGGAAAGTTATACTTAACTTCTTCAAAAGGCATTAGCTACTCCTTAGACAGTAGTGACGGCAGTGGGGTTTTCAACAACAGCTTCAATGCTGTCATCATTCATCAGGCGGAACTCCTTACCCTTAACTTTAAATCGGGTTCCAGAGTTTGAGCGAAACATTACGTAATCGCCCTCTTTACACCAAGCCCCGTTAGGAAATCGGGAAGTATCGCTATAAGCTTCACCGCCCATATCGACAACCAAACCAACCATAGACAAGATAGACTCGTGATGGATGGTTGTATTGGATTTCAAGATACCGCTGCTAAAAGTTTCTTCGACTTCAGGCATAGCTATCAAAACGTGATACCCCACAGGTTTGGGAATATCAGCCTCCAATACAGCTTCTTTCGGTTTAGGTGTTAAGTCCAGTTTAATTGCGTCACTCATTATCTGAGTCCTCATAGTTTCGCGAGAGGTCTTCAATTGCCCTTATTGCGTACTCCAGACCTCGTATAGAGCCGCAGGATTCTTTATATTCTTCGTAACTATCAAGCGTGCCTTTACTCATGGCTTCTTTTATTCTTTCTTGCTGCTGCTGACAATCAGCGATTAGTACTTGAAAAACAGATTTAGACATTATTATTTCCTAGTAGTCCCTGTACCTGTTGGAGACGAAGCCTTGCTCGTTCAAATTCTTCCTCGGAAGCCAAGGAACGTTGCTCCATTTGATACTTAAGTGCCATTTCTTCCTGTTCAAGCTCAAGTCGTTGTTGCTCAGTAATAGACTTGACCTGATCATTTGTTTCTTTACGCTGCTGTTCCCGCAACTTAAGTGCCTGATTGTCTTGCTGAGTCTTTTCTTTCAACATCTGCTCACGATCCTTACGAGCCGCGTCTTGTTGTTGAAGTTGAATGAGCGGGTCTTGCTGCTTAGCTTGGTTTTGCTGAGCCTGCATTTCCTGTTTCTTCTGCTCGGTTATCTGCATAGAGGCATCTGCCAACAGACGAGAAAGCTGAAGTTCGATTTCTTCAGGCATTTCCTCATCAGGCGGCGGTAACTCAACGCCCATCTTAGCTTCAATCTCAGCCCTGTACTTAAACGCTACGTGTTCAGTAATGTGCGCTTGCAACGACGACATAATTTGCGGCGTCATTGGGTTTTGACCAATAGCTTGCATGATTTGAGGGTTCTGCATCATGCTTGTATGGGTGGCGATATGGGCATCGTGATCTTGGTAAACAAACGCTTTGATGGGTTTACCTACCATAGCTGCCATATTCTCACTTACAGGGTCTTTGGGTATGTGATCCTCTGTAAGCGGTATGATCTTGTCAGCGTTTTTAATGCCAATCACATCAACCATCTGTCGGTGAAGCTGAGGCAGGTCATAGATTTGCGGAGCGGATTGCGCCATTTGCATAACAGCTTGATATTGAACAACTTTTTGAGCCATTGTCGCGCTGTTTGGATCACTAACAGGGATCACATCTACCGTAAGGTAGTCAGACTTACGTGCTTTCTGCTCACCGGTACTCGGTAAAAAGTCATAGTTGTCTTGCGATCTGTCAGCGATCAAGTCCTTGATCAGCCTGAACTCCTGCTTCATGGCGTAGTGGACGCGAGACTGAACAGCGGTCATCGGCTTAAGCGTTCGCTCAAGCAGCGCCAGCGTTGTGCCAACCGGTGCGTTTGCTGACATATCAGAAATATCTATATCTGAAATAGCGCCAAGCCTTCGACCTTCATTGGTAATCTTGTCCAGCAAAGCCAGCAATGTCTGACTAGGCTCTTTGTAGGGGAGAGGCATTAAGTTCTCCCTAAGACTTCCAGAGGTAACATCAACGTCTTTCCACTCGCCGGGGGCAATTGGAGTGTCATCGCCGCGCACCCTCAAGTCTCGGGTTTTTAGACCCCCCGGCAAGTTAGCTAGTGTACCCGCGTCTACTAGCTGTCGGATTAGACTGGTTCCAGCACGAGCATATCCCCCGATTATGTGGATCAGACCTAACCCATAAAAACCAAAACCTTGAGAGTAGACGTAATGGACAAAGTGCTGTCTGCGCTTATAAAGCGTGTCACCTTCTTCCCAGTTACGATAGATAGAAAGAATCTCATTACTGCTAGTGTCTATGGTAACGATGTAGGGCTTAACTTGATTGTCGTCAGCGTCTATATCATCAAACGCTAAATCAACGTGCACCTCAAACAGCGTGTGCCGCCCATCCTCATTAATACTAAACCCGTCTGCTTCCGCCTTCTTCTCATCTATATCCGTTGTATAGGGAGCAGCATCGCCTAAATCAATGTCTCTATAGAACCCAGACTGCATTAGGCGGTCAACTTCGTTTGTCGTCTTACGCATAATGTGAGTTATACGCTCTGCGTTTTTCAGATTAGACGCACCATAAGGAACGACGATTTCTTCAGCGGGGACATACATAGCGACTTGTCGTGCGATACTATCGTCATAATAGACTTTCTTAAACGCACTGCCGCTAAGACCTAGACTGTAGAGCATCCGTTCATGCTCACTTCGGTACTCATCCATGACCTCAGTAAGCTGATAGTTCATATCGGACTTAACACGTTCCGCAGCTTCTCTTGTGTCCTTATCTTCAATGCCGATAATTTTTGTCTTTACAGGGCCGCTCGCTGGGAACGTCTCTCCCATTGTTTCCGCTTGAAAACGAATAGCGGCCTCACTTAAGAGACTGGAGTAAACGCCACAGGCTCCATCCCAAGGTTGTCCACGTTCCTCATGTTTAATTCCTAGCAAGTCTAAACCTTCGACAAAAGTATCCGACCATTCTTTTCGGCTAGTTATGTCAGATTCAACATCACCAACAATCTCATCACCCAGCGATTGAAGTACGTCTTCTGAAACAAATGACGCTAAATTAGCATCAAAAGGAATATTATCAGCCATCATAGTGTCAGGCATTAGCGCAATTTCCATGCCACCGTCGTCCAGAAGGATCGCGTCAGGCGTCTCAATCTCAATCTCAATATCTGCGTCCATCGAAGGCATTAAATCCCCCAGACCCATCGGCGCTTCGTACAAGCCTTTTTCAATAGCCATTAGTAATATCCACCCTTACGCCGTTTAAAATATTGAGTCTCTTCCGCTTCATCAGTGGGGAGGCGTATAAACCCACCTTGTCGGAAACGCATTAGAGCCATTACGGTTGAATCCACTCGGTCATCGTTTGACCCAAAAGGAAAGGCAGCGACTTCTTCAACTAGCTCATCTGCCCAACGTGTTTCAGGAACCCACACCATACCCGATGATACTATATCGCTAACAGAATTTAACCTTGCCAGCTTGTCACCTGTGCCACGGTGGGGCGTATACTCAGAAACAGGCAACCCTGCTCTACGCATTTCTTGATAAATCGCCGTACCTGCGCTCTTTTTCTCTACGATAAAGGCGTCGGGTTCCCAGTCTTCATAGTTAGCCATACACATCTGTTTAAGCTCTGGGAACTCGTATCGCTCACAAATACTGTTTAACAGGATGATATGGTACGCATCTTCTTGATCATTAAAGAACACGCCCCACGTAGTTAACGATGTAAAGTCAGCACGGTTATGTTTTTCGGCGGCGGCGTCCAACGACATGATGACGTATTCGCAAGAGGGCGGGGACTCGGCTCGCCATCGTTTCCACCAATTACGTTTTATCAGTGCGGCTTCTTCGGCAGTGGGATTCTGCTGATACTGGGCGTTCCACTGGAACAACGGCATACTTTCACGCGTGCGGTGTAACGCCTTTAGATCAAAGAACTCAGGCCACAGAGGAACTTCCTGCTCTTTACCCTTGCGCTTTACGTCAAGAATCGCTGGAAACTCAACAACCTCATACTGGTCAATGTCTTGATTCTTTGCCATATCCTTTGTCAGACGGCCCGTTAGGTCATCCAAGTGCCAACGTGTGTGTACGATAGCGACTCGACCTCCGGGCATAAGACGGGTTCGTGCGCCAAAACGGAACCAATCGTAGGCTTTGTCAAAAATTTCATAGTTGCCGTTTAGGATTTCTTGCTCGTTGTGCGGGTCATCGACCAGTAGGAGGTCGGCACCCCGTCCCGCCAACGCTGAACCTACACCTGTTGCGTAGAACTCACCGCCGTGGTCGGTGTTCCAACGCCCCGCTGATTTAGAATCGGACGCAAGCCCCACATCTTTAAATATCTCTCGGTAAGCATCACTGGCTATGATGTTTCGCACCTTTCGGCCAAAGTCCACAGCAAGGTCTGCCGTGTGAGAAATCAGCATAACTTTCTTGTTGGGATTGCGACCCAAGAACCAAGCGGGGTAATAGGTCGAGGTAAGCTGTGACTTTCCGTGACGAGGGGGCATATTGATGCAAACACGATCTTTCGCACCAGACTCGGTTGCCATGAGCATATCGGCAAGCTTTCGGTGATGCTTACCGACAAGATAATCACTTTGCATGTGCTTACAAAACTCAATCAAATCATCCTTACAGCTTTGTACATAGTCCCTTCTCTGTAACTCATCAACCATTCGGTTGATTTCTTCTATTTCAGCCTCAGTATACTTATCGAGGTTGTTTAACATTATCTGAAGCTCTAGCTTCGTAAATGGAAGACCCTCACTCACTGTCAATTATAACCGCGTCTTCTATGTCATCTAGCGTTTCATCACCCACTAGCTTGGACAGTTTGCTGCGTAGACTTTCTCGCAACTCGTCGCTGGTCTGATGCGTCACGGTTATTTCGCGTTTTTCGGAGAACAGGCCCACATCAGAAATCTTACCTAGCAACTCCAATGCGCGTAACCGCACCTTGGCGTCGTCGTGTTCGCTCTCCAGTAACAGTTTGTTGGTAATAAGGTTACGAATCTTCACAGAGTCGGTAACAACTAACCGGCCAAACTCGTCTAATATGTTACCTACGAGTAACACTGAGCTTGGCGTCATCGAACTTAGCCGCTGGTCGTTAACTTCTTTTGAAATTTTCGTCGGGTCTTCGGCGTATTCGTTAGCCAGTGTCACCGCTAGCTCGTGGTCGGCATCGGTTAAGTTGGCAATGTCCAATCCGTACAGCTCTAAGTGCTGCGCCGTTGCACAGGCGGCGTCGATTCGCTCTCTTAGGTCTAGATACCCAAGGTCATCAGGTATTTCAACGCCCAGTTCAGGGATTACCTCTAACGTCATACTAAGTTTTTCGCAGGTTGTTCACCGATTCCAGTGAGTATATAGCAAAAATTGTAAAGATAGTAAAGTAGTTAGGAGTCCCATAGGGGGGTACTTCCATATAAGAGGGGGTAGGGGCATCCCCCACCCCTGCGGAGCAGCTTCTTTCGCGAAAATTTTTATACCCTCTGCCAAACTGGCATAGGGTGTACGCCAAACTGGCATAGGGTGTATACCACTGGCGTATACCACTGGCATAGGGTGCACACTCGCTCTCACCCTCGCCCTCGCCCGATTTGAAAAAATACGTAATCATTCGTCTGGAATAGTAATAGTAGATAGTAGATACAAAATTATATATACGCGGGGGTCGGTATACCGTGGGTTCCCCCACGCCCCTTAGATCGGGCTGGAGTCCCTATGCTAACAGGGATACAGTAACAGGTTAGGATAAAGTCGGAGATGTTGTTGAACTTGATTGGGTATTGTGAGGTAATGGCGTCACTGGCACAGCATAGTGCCAGCGCCTACAAAGTTATACACACTGTATAACTCGGGCTATTAAATAGAGACTATTACTATGGAAAAGAAAGCAGACAAAATCGTCGTTACAGCAGCGGCGAAGCGTACCATCAAAGCAGTCGCAAACGCGTTCACCGATGGTGAAATCGCAATGGTTGATGCCGTCAATAAGGCGCAGTCAAGTGCACAGCGTGGCGCTGATAAGCTGTTAGCAGCAGGTATGACAGTCAATATGATGTTAATAGATAAGAAGGCGCAGCGCGAGACTGAAATAGAGTTTGGCGGTAGCGTGCTAACAGTACTACACATTAGGCACTTGATCGACGTTGCAATGGTCGACGGGCTTTGTAAGGCGGGCGGTATATTCGGAGACGCGCACCATAAGGCGTTCAACAAGCCCACAAAGGAACGCACCGTTCAGGAAGCTAAAGATGCCAAAGCTGTACAGCAGCGCTTGGGAGTGCTAAGAGCGCGGCTTAAGCAGGCAATGGGCGCCACCACCACTAAAACGAGCGAGCCGAAGCAGCCCGTGTCACCGACCGAGAAACTACTTAAGCAGATCGGTGCGGTTATCAAGTCAATGCAGAAACTTGAAACACCGGAGTTTGATGTGACCGAAGCTTGCAAGTATGCCATCAAGGCAGGGCTGACAATCGACCCAACGTTCACACTCAACGATAAGTAACTACCACTAGCCACCTTCGGGTGGCTTTTTTTTCGCCCGCGATTCGTGCGGGATTGATGCCAGTATATTAGTGTAGCATGTAGTTTTTGATGGCACGCTCACCGCATCGCAGAACTTTGAAGAGAACGGAGTACAAGTTATACACCGTGTATAACTTAATAACGACATGATACCAGTAGATCGTGTAGCATCGTGTAGCTGGGAGTTGTAGGTTGTTATCGGTGGTTGTAGGTTGTTATCGGTTTCGCTTGGTTGTTATCGGTATTGTTACCTTTTTGGGACTTCCCGATAACAAAATACCATTTATAGGAACAGCTCACTAGATCACCCTCAGTGATACTCATTACACTTCTAAATGATTGCAGATGGTGAGTAGTAGTAGTAGTAGATTATTCTTTTTTTATTTTGTTATCGTTTTTTATTTATTAACTATTATTGGGGGATTCGCTAGACCCCGCTGGAATGCTATCACCCCCAAGCTAACTCCCCCTCACAAGGTAATAGACCCGATAACACGATAACATCGTAACAAATCAATGAAATCAAGCACTTACCAAAAAAAACGGTAACAATACAATAACAAACGATAACAAAACGATAACAAAGCCAAAAGGTAACAATACAATCGCCCCCGATAACAAACCAATCACGCCCAATAACAATACCCCGCTCACCAAATAACAAAAAGGTAACAAACCAATCACGCCCAATAACAATACAATAAACAGCCAATAACTAAATAAACTAGGGTTGCTTTACTTGGTTGGTTTTACTTGACTCTAACGTGTTTAAAGCGTATAATGGCTATTCAATGGTAGTAATTTGTGTTTGGACGCGTTGCTACCTATGCCGCACGACCCGCTTTGGTTGTGCTGTATGTTGACTGTTATAGAGCTAGCGATAGGGAGTGCGAAGTTATACACCACGTATAACTTTGGTCTGAAAGCCGTTGCAACCATACATCTTGTGGTCATGCGCGATCCTATCCACCGCCGGTCAGTCAGCCTACAGTTCCAACCGCTGCGGAGACGCACCCAACAATCCAAACTAGCCAGTGAATACCGCGACGGGTACTGGCGAACCACGCAGCGAAAGCATATACATCTATCAAGTGTATATGTGAGTTGCGCGTGGAGTGGCTATTCGATGAACCCTCCCGAATCCTCTGCACCACCGATCCCTCCGAGTCAGTATCCAATGAGCCTCGCGCCATGCAGCAATGCTGGCGAAAAATACCTGTCCACGGTTTCTCAATACCGTGTTGATAAAGCCATAGCAGAAACAGGTTAACAATAACGGAGACTTACCATGAATCGACTACGCAAATCCTCGTACCACTACAGTAACTATTCCCTCCGCACTACGGAGTCTATTCCCAGTGCACCGGTTACACCGTTCAACCCCGAGGCCGAAGGTCGGGTAACAACCCAGACCTACACCGGCTCACTGGTCAAGGGCATCGCAACGATGCACAAGTCTAACCTGATCCCTGTCACTTCGGGCATCGGGACTAATCCTAAAATCACAAGCTAAGTTATACACCGTGTATAACTATTAAGGAGAAAAAATGGGAACAAGAAAAAGAAACATAGCCAACGCGATGTTATCAAGGCCATCGCAGATCGCCACTATTGTTAACAACCTGCCTTGTCCACCCGATGCGATCATCGCGCAATCCCGAGACAACATGACAGTGCTAAAAGCTGTGATGCTCTGGGAGTTGTACGATGATTGGTCGTACGAGTTAGCGTTAAATAACTACGAGCGTCGTTCTCGGCATTACGTTAACGCGGCGTCTGTACTTAGTGACTGGTTAAAGAGTGAGTACAACATCAGACCGCTTGATGTGTTAATGCCCAACCCTGCACCAATAAACAACCCATTCAAAAAAATCTTTGGAGAAAACCATGACTGAACTAAACTTTAACACCCCCGATATTCAAACGGACGTATCCCTTGCCACTAGCGCGTGCCTTGTAAGCTGGAACGTATCGGCGTGGTCGGGCCGTAAGAAAGACACCAAGGCAGCGGGTAGCCTATCAATGGCAACCGGCGCAACCACCAAATCTGTGTCTGTACATAAAAAGCTGATCAGCCTACCTGAGTTTGAAGCCATCAGTAAGCACGTTGGCTGGGTACGCAATAACTTTCACTACACTAAGACCTTACCTTGGTCTGATACAGGCTTGCGGTTACTCGCCACCGAGGAGTTGTTCGACTACAAGCCACAAATGGAGGAACACGCGCAGGAGTTCGATAGGCTTGTTCGTGAGTTCTTTTCAGTATACCTAGACGCGATCAACCGAGGTCGTAACGAGTTAGGTACGCTGTTTGACGAGACGCAGTACCCTACGCTGGACGAGCTTGCTAGTAAGTTCTCATGGCGTACGACGTTTATCCCTGTACCTACGAGTAATGACTTCCGCATTGATGTATCCCAAGTGCAGAAAGATAGCTTGGCGAGTGAGTACGAGGACTTCTATCAAGCTGAGATGAAGCGTGCAATGGATACCGTGTGGGTAGACTTGCATACGTCACTGGTAGAGCTAAGCCAGAAGCTTGACTTTGAAGCGGCTGGTAAGAAAAACAAGTTGTTTGCATCACGGCTGGATACCATACGCCAGCTAACCCGATTGCTGGGGTCATGTAACTTTACCAACGATCCCAAAATGTCTGCTATGCAGCGCAAACTGGCATCAGCGTTTGACGGCTTGACGGTGGAGCAGCTTCGCCACAGTGATTCATTGCGTGTCGAGACTAAAGCTGAGCTTGACGATGCTATCCGACAGCTTCCTAGTTTGGACTTCTAAAGTTATACATCGGTATAACTATCTAATATGAAGTATTACGTTGAAGCATATTACGAGGATGGTGGTCAAATCCTCGGTAATCTGGACGGGCAAGCGGTGCTTAGGTGCCGCAACCCCCGTCGAACCAAGCACTACCGTCATTTACAAGACGTTATTGCTCAAGGCAAGCACCCCAAAGTTTCGTACTACCGTATCGTAGACGAACATAACCGACTGTTTGAAACCATCATATAATCTTTGGAGAAAACCATGAATGCATTAAAAACTTACGCTGTAAATTTTGAAGAAGCGGTGTCTGCTATCGTGAACCTTGGCGATGAGGTGACATACGTGTTTGAGGGTGATATGGGTATTGGCAAATCAGCCATGCTCAAAATGGTGGCCGAGGCACTGCCTAACCACGTACCCTGCTACTTCGATTGCAACACCAAAGACGTAGCCGATGCCTTTGTACCTGACATTTCTTCAGCGCAGACTGAGAATGTGGTACGTATGGTGCCTAACGCAGAGTTCGGTATTCAACACGGTAAACCTGTTATCCTGATGATAGACGAGGTGGGTAAAGCCGAAGGTGCTTTGCTTAAAGCGTTGTTCGCAACGTTCCACGAGCGTAGCATTGGCATGACCCCGTTACCCAAAGGCTCTATCGTCTTTGCAACAACCAATCTGGGAGCCGAGAATTTGGGTGACCTGATCCCTCCGCATGGCTTAGACCGTGTAACTAAAGTACGACTCCGAAAGCCGACCCCTACTGAATGGATGGAGTGGGGCTTTAACAATGACATTCACCCTACCGTTCTGGCGTGGGTAAAAGACAATCCTCAGTTATTTAATTCCTTCGACGATGTATCTTCCCCTGAAGATAATCACTACATCTACCACCCCAACGTTGTACGTGACGGGTTTGTAACTCCGCGTGGTCTGGAACGTGCATCCAAGATCATTCACAAGATGGACTTGATTGGTGAGACTATGACACGTAGCTCTCTGATCGGTACGCTAGGTTCTCATGGTGCTGGTGATCTTATGGCGTTTGTGACATTGTTCAATCAAATCCCCTCGCATGATGCAATACTGTCTAGTCCAACTACGGCTATCGTACCTACTGATGCAGCGGCGGCTTGTATGGTGGTGGCGCGTGCACTTGTTAAGCTTGAAGCTAAGGACGTTTCTAAGTGGATGGAATACCTAGTACGTTTGGACAAAGGTGCACAAGTATTGTTTGGTCTACAAGCTAAGGCCAAAACCTACAAGCGTCAGAAAGCCGTTGTCAGTAACGGTGCGTTCAACAAGTGGGCGTTGGACAATAGTTATATCTTCAGTGCTGACAAGCAATAGTTATACAACGGTATAACTTTATGGGGTGACAGTTTTTGTCACCCTTTTTTTTATCAATGGAGAGTTAACATGAATATGTTGAATATTGGTATTAAGTTCACACTAGAACAGCGTCTAGATAAAGCGTTGGGTGATCTTATGGACGGCCCTCACGGACAGGCACGCTATCGTGCAATGGCTGGCATCTTTATGCTGGGTGACTGTTCAATCAGTGAAGAAGCCGGTGTAACAGCTTACACCAATGGCATTGACGAGGTGTATGGTCGTGCGTTCTTTGAAAACCTGAGTGACGCGCAGCTTCGCTATGTACGGGTGCACGAGAACAAGCACAAAATGTACAAGCACCCTTCGTTGTTCAAGTGGTTGTGGGATATAGATGCGGCAGCGGCAGGTGAAGCTACTGATCATTATATTAACTTACAGATAAACGACGAGAACCCCGATGGGTTTTGTAAGATGCCCACCGATGAGAACGGCGACCCAATGGGTTTTGCTAATCCTAAGTACAAAGGCAAAGACCCCGTTGCTATCTTCTGGGATATTGTCAATGCTAAGAAAGCTAACAATGACAATGGTGAAAGTGAGAGTGGTGACGGTAAGAGTACTGAAGGTAATGGTGATGATAGCGGTGCGCCTAGTCCCGACGATGGTAATTTTGATGATCATGGTCACTTCGACGATGCGTTATCACCTGATCAAGAAAAGCAAGTAGAGCGTGCTGTAGAGGACGCCATACGTCAAGGTCTACTGGCATCAAGCAAAAGCGGGAACGGCGACACGCTGGGTTTAGCTGAACTAGTCGAACCCAAGGTTGATTGGAAAGTGGCACTTCGAGACTTCATACAAGCTAACTGTAAGGGTCGCAGGTTAACAACATATCGCAGACCCAACCGCAGGTTTATGGGGGCTAAGATATACCTACCAAGTTTATATGATCAACGTGTTGACGATCTTATCATTGCACCGGATTGCTCTGGTTCGATGCTGTCACCAAGGCAGTGGCAAACCATGCTCACCGAGTTACACGCGGCCATTAAAATGGTAACACCTAAACGTGTTCACATATTGTATTGGGACTCTAAAGTACGTAGGCATGAAACGTACACTGAAGAAAAAGCCGATGATATTCTTAAGAGTGTTAAACCTGTAGGCGGCGGCGGTACTAATCCTGAGTGTATACCTCAGTACATACTTGATAATAAAATCAAGGGCCAGTGTGCCGTGGTGTTGACTGACGGTTACTTTTTCTACGGTCAAGGTGATTGGACTATGCCTGTACTCTGGGGTGTTATTGACAATAAATCCTTTAAAGCTGCTAAGGGTAAAGCCTTGCACATTCAGTCGAGTAGCATACGATGAAACAACCTATTGTTAAAAAACTACCTACCCACAAAAAAGTAAAGTACATGATTGATAACCCCGAGCTTGCAGGAGTATTATTAGATCATTGGGCAGGTAGCAGCACCAAGCACTTTACTGTTAAGGACGCTAAGAGGTTCGGCAAAGACGTACGTTCGTCTCCGCTTACTATGGGGGAATGGATGGACATTGAGTGGGAGGGTATGGCTGATGACAAAAGCTGAAATGCAAATGTTTCACGACGTTAATGATAAATGCCAAGCGTTAATTCGTGAAAACAAAGCCCTAAAGCTAACTATAAAGAAGTTACTTTCACAACTAGTTAAGATTAAAGGAGCTAGCAATGAAGATGCCTAGAGATTGTATCTACGCGTTATCGTTTTTGTTTGCGTTGATTTCTATTTACTCAATTGTTGCTGAGATACAGTAGCTAAAGTTATACAGGAGGTATAACAAATGGATAACATTTCCACCGGAAAGCTTGCCCACCCTGCGAATTTGGGTAGGCAAAAGTCTGTTGACGACACTATATCAATGGACAGACTAGAGAAGTTTGTTAACAGGACGTTTCATTGGAAGTCTTTACCGGCTTCTGATCAAATGAAAATGGCTAAAGAGTTACTACGAAGGAGGCGAGAAAGTGGAGGGGTCTACTGAGGTTATTCTTTTCTATGGGATGATTGTTTGCATCATCGCTTTTAGTTTTCTTTCAACGAGGCGCAAATAATGAAGGAAGGACACGATGTAGTTGACAAGCCCAATCATTATATGGTGGCGGGCATTGAGGTTAGGGACATACAAAAGGAGTTATGTGCACCATTCATAGGTCAAGAGGCTAGTGATCTAAGCAATGCAATCAAGTACCTACTGCGATCCCCAAAAAAAGGCAAGCTTGCAGAGGACTTGAAGAAGTGTCGCAGACATATTACTTGGCTGATTGATTCAATAGAGGGGACTTCATGCAAATAAAAATGCCGTTGCTTATTGAGGTAGTCCACGATACTGACATTTTGGAATCCGTAGCCTATCTAAAAGTATGGGAGGAAGATGGAGACATTCTTAATAGCTTTATGGCATGGAAAGTAGAGAACGTATCCATGCCTTTAGACTGTATGCCAACCGCCCTGTCTGAGTTTTTTGCTGACGTTGCTGCTGATGAATACTTAGGAGAATATCCAGAATGAAAACTAAAATTCATGTCAATCAACATATTATTCGTAGGAATAATAAACTCAAGGGTGAAGCCGTAGATATTTTTCACGAACCACCTATCACGGTTAAGCAAGGTAAGTTAAATACCTACTGTAAGGAGGTTGAAGTAACAGGGCCGTGTGTTGTTAAGTACTCACCTGATAAGCCGCTATCCTGCGGTGCTAAGGTGTGGATAGAAACGGATTCATCAGTCATTTTTATTAAATAGGGAGGGTTATGGCTCAAGATGAACTGGAGTTTGAAATACTGCTGGCTGTTGAAGCAGCAGAAGTAACAAGCGAGAACTTAAAAAAGAATATCGCCGTGTTAAATGATTTACAAGTTGTACCTGTCGATCAACTTACCATAGAGCAACGTTCTCGTGTTGTAGAAATAATTAAATATCACTTTAGCTAATTAATAGGAAACTAATCATGTCAGCATTTGAAACTATGAATATAGAAAGACTGGTATCAAGCTTGGCGTTACCTTGTGAACATCAAGACGAAAATACCAAACACGAATCTTTACAATCCGGTTGGGTAATTGACTGCTTTCCGGTAACTAAGGAACTTTATGGTTACTGCACACAGCTACGTAAAGCTATGCCCAGTTTACGTTTTGGTGTTGATCGTGACGTATTGGAGATAGCACAGACGCAAAAGACACACACTTCGTTTTCAAAATGCTATGTCTACAGAGCCGATGATCTTTATGTAATGGGTGCAATTGGTTTTGGTATGTTAGGCAATGCCGCTGAGGATAAATACTTAACCAAGTCTCAGCATATAGAAAACAATATGTTTTGTGAGTGGTCGCGTGCACACAAATGTAAAGCCACAAAGAACATAAGGCCAGCGGTCGCCAATGCGCTTACTTACTTTAGACGGCCTTCTGATAGGCATGTTTTGGACGCAACTTATCGTGCCTATACCGGAAGGGTTAATGCATTTTTAGAACAAGAGCGGAATGTTTTGGCGTCAAAAATGAGTGAGCTGTATAAAGAACTTACCGGCCTGATGTTTGGCAAGGCATGGGAAAAAGAAAATGATTCCCAGTATATGTTTCAATCTGTACTAGGTTCGTATCGAACCAAGCCTCATCTATGTAGACCTGTTAGTAGTGAAATGTTTGGTGATGTGCCTTTGGTAAAAGCAATCAACGATTTAGCTAATAGCTATTTCAAACTCGCGGATACAAAGACTGATGTTTCTTTGGTGCACCCCGTTAAAGATGTAAATAATGTATTAGTGGGATACAACATCACTAAGCTTGTCGAACAACAGACGCGTAACACTTTATCGGAACTTGAACCTGATATTTATCAAAAGAACTTAGTGGTAAGTGAGTGCGTTGATCAAGAAATAGCTTCAAAGGTTGCAACGTTGTCTATGCTTGAGGAAAAAGAGTACAGCGCAGGGCTTGGGCTGAAGCTTGCCGGTGACATTTACTACGTAGAAACTAATGTCGAAGCTCTGCCCGACGACTACTATGATAGGCAGGGTGAAAGCTAATGGCTATGACTCCAGAAGCAAAAGTTAAGCGCAAGGTAACTGACATTCTTAAGAAGTTAGAATGCTATTACTTTTACCCTGCCACCGGAGGCTATGGTAAGAGCGGTGTGCCTGACATTGTGGCTTGCTTTAGAGGCGTGTTTGTGGGCATTGAATGTAAGGCAGGCAAGAATAAACCCACACTGCTACAAGAGAGAAACTTGGATCAAATTAGAAGCGCTGGGGGACTGGCGCTTGTTGTTAATGAAAACAACCTACATCAATTGACTGAGTTTATTATCGAACAAAAGTTGGGGATAGCCAATGCGGCAGATAACGTTAGACACTGAGTGTTATGTAAACTACTTTCTTATGGTGTTCACCAATGAAAGCGGCAAGTCTAAATCGTTTGAGATATACGGAGATGATCATTCAAAGTTTGACAAGGGTGAGATTGCCAAGATTCTATTAAACCCTGACTACGAGATAGTTACATTTAACGGCAACGGTTACGATATGCCGATTGTTAACCTTGCATTGACGGGGACACTTTCCAACCGCGATCTTAAAAAGGTTAGTGACGACATAATTGTAAACAATCAACGAGCTTGGCAGGTTTACAAGAAGTACGGCATTGAACCTTTGCCGGTTAACCACATTGACCTACAAGAAGTAGCGATAGGTATGGTTAGCCTGAAGATATACGGAGGTAGGATGCACAGCCAAAAACTACAAGACCTGCCGCTTGAACCTGATACCGTTATTCAGCCTCATCATTTACCGGATATGCGTAAGTACTGCAAGAACGATACGCTGTTGACCCTTGATCTGTATAACACGTTAAAGAAACAGATAGAGTTACGACGTAAGATGAGCGCTGAGTATGGTACAGACCTACGCTCAAAATCAGACGCCCAGATAGCAGAGGCCGTACTGAAAGCTGAGTATAAACGCATACACGGTGACTTCCCTGAACGCGTGTCCTTGGACTACAAATCATTTTACTATGTACCCCCGTCCTACATTAAGTTTATGTCAAAAGAACTTAACGAAGTATTAAAAACAATTTGCACGGCGGAAATGACAATATCGGACACAGGGCATGTATCCATGCCGAAAGAAATTGCCAAGCTTAAGATAAGCATAGGTAAAAGTACGTACAAGATAGGTATAGGTGGCTTACATAGTCAAGAATCTGAAGTTGCTCATCACACTTGTGACGATTACGTTTTGTTAGATAGAGACGTAGCTTCTTACTACCCCAGTCTCATGTTAAATTTAAAGCTATTCCCCAGTGCTTTTGGGAGTACCTTCCTAGATGTTTTTCAGAAGATTCTAAAGGACAGGCTTGCAGCCAAGGCAAGTGGAGATAAGACCGTAGCCGACTCTTTAAAGATTGTTCTCAATGGTACGTTTGGTAAAACTTCAAACGTTTATTCCAGCCTATATAGTCCTGACTTAATGATAGCCACTACTCTGACAGGGCAGTTGTCGCTGCTTATGTTAATAGAAGCTGTTGAGCATATAGGCTGCGAAGTTGTTTCAGCCAATACAGATGGTGTGGTTATTAAAGCACCCCGTAGTTTAAAAACTACATTGGACAAACTAGTAGCCCATTGGGAAAAGCGCACCAATCTTGAGACAGAAGAAACGCTATATAACTCTCTGTACTCCAGAGATGTTAATAACTACATAGCCATAAAACCTGACGGTGTAAAGACTAAGGGCGTGTATGCCCCTGACGGCTTGAACAAAAACCCTCAAGCACCCATCTGTGTCGAAGCGGCTACTCAATACCTTTTAAATAAAATACCTTATGAAGAAACTATAACTTCATCCGGGGACATAACACGTTTTGTAACCGTGAGAAGGGTTACAGGAGGCGCAGTAAAAGACGGCATCAGTCTGGGTAAGGCTATTCGCTGGTACTACAGCGCCGACAACAAGAACCCCATAACGTACTTAAAGAATGGCAATATCGTTCCGCGCTCCGAAGGGGCAAAGCCTTGTCTTGATCTACCTAATGAGTTTCCAGCAGACATTGATTACCAATGGTATATTGCCGAAACCAAAGATATACTGGTATCAATCGGCGCGTTACCTAGACCGGTATACGAGAAGATACCGCGCAAAAACAGCAAGGCATGGAAAGAGTTAATGCAAGCTGGTGAAATCCAATTAGACGTTAAGGGCAAATCGCAATGGGTACACCCCGAGCAGCACCTTGGAGCTTCAGCAAAATAAAGTCCTTTGAGCAATGCCCTCGACAGTTTCATCAAGTCAAGGTTGTAAAGGCTTACCCACAAGAAGAAAATGATGCCATGTTGTACGGCACAGCCTACCATGAAGCGGCTGAGTTTTACGTTAGGGACAATACGCCGCTCCCCCCGCAGTTTCAATTCTCTCAAAAACTTCTAGATTCATTGAACGCAAAGACAGGTAAAAAGCTCTGCGAATACGAGCTAGGTCTGACCGCTGATCTTGAACCTTGCACATTTAAAGCCGACGATGTTTGGTTCCGAGGTATTGTTGACTTACTGATATTAGATGAAGAAAACGAGTTAGCATGGGTCATTGATTACAAGACTGGGCGCAACACAAAATATGCGGATACGGGCCAGCTAGAGCTTATGGCACTCGCAACCTTTAAACACTTCCCTCAAATAAAAAAGGTACGAGCAGGATTGCTTTTTGTTGTAGCTGATAAGCTAATCAAAACAAGTTATGATAAAGAAGATAGCTCTAAGTTGTGGCAAAAATGGTTGTCTGACTACAGTAGAATGGAAAAATCGTTTGACAATGACGTTTGGAACGCCCATCCTAGTGGTCTATGTCGTAGGCATTGTCCAGTAAAGGAATGCCCACACAACGGGGCTTATAGCTAATGGCTAGAGATTACAAAAAAGAGTACAAGACGCAAAAGAAACGGGGCGAAACTCCTGATCGAATGGAACGTCAACGTGCACGCAGGGCCATTGATAAACGCGATACAGGGACAGTTACCAAGAAGTCCCCCAAGCGTAAAGGTAAAGATGTAAGCCACAACAAAATGCTAAGCAAAGGCGGCAGCAACAAAGACGGTTACCGCTTAGAAAGCCCTTCAAAGAATAGGGCTAGGAACGGCCAAAAGAAAAAGAAGTAAAGTTATACGGTTGTATAACTTTGGTATTTGGGTGACGCAGACGCGTTTCGCCCCGCTCTGTTATGCAAGGAGACTGCATGGAGATTATAAAAAATAAAGCACTTAAGCTTAAAGTTAAGCATCCAAACCGAATCACTGAAGTTATACCAAAAAGCAAACAGGTGTCCACGCACGAAGTTCTGGTTAATTGGGGCTTACCGGAAACCAAGATACTGCGGAATTTAAACATAAACGCCCCCTCCCCAATCGAACGTCAGTACGCTTGGACAGGCAAGTACACACCGTTCGATCATCAAATTACAACCTCAGCATTCTTTACCATGCACCGCAAATGCTTCTGCTTCAACGAAATGGGTACAGGTAAAACGGCTAGTGTGATATGGGCTTCAGATTTCCTGCTTAATAAAAAAGAAATTAACAGAGTACTCATTGTATGCCCGCTGTCCATCATGGACTCTGCGTGGCGTGCCGATCTGTTTACTTTTGCGATGCACCGGAAGGTGGACATTGCTCACGGTACACCGACTAAACGCCGAGCAATCATTAAAGGTGATGCAGAGTACGTCATTATAAATTACGAAGGTATTGAAATTGTCCGTGACGAAATTATCAACGGCGGGTTTGACCTTGTTGTAATTGATGAAGCAAACGCATACAAGAACGCTAAGTCTAAACGGTGGAAGATACTAAACAGTTTACTGAATAAAGATACACGACTATGGCTAATGACAGGTACACCCGCAGCGCAGTCCCCGCTTGATGCCTATGGTTTAGCAAAGCTAGTCAATGCTTCGGCAGTACCTCAGTTTTTCGGATCGTGGCGTGATCAAGTAATGAACAAAATCACTCAGTTCAAGTACGTGCCGAAAGCCGATGCCACGGATACAGTGTTTAGGGTATTGCAACCAGCAATACGGTTCACCAAAGCCGAATGCCTTGATCTGCCAGAAGTTACGATGGTCAAACGTAAGGTAGACCTGACGCCGCAGCAAGCTAAGTATTATAAAGACATTAAAAATAAGATGGTCATAGCCGCTGATGGTGAAGAAGTTACCGCCGCTAACGCCGCTATTGTGATGAACAAACTACTGCAAATTAGCTCCGGTGCTGTCTACAGTGACAACGGTGAGTCCCTGATGTTTGATATAAAGAACAGGTACAAAGTTCTCAAGGAGGTCATAGACGAGTCAAGTCAAAAAGTTTTAGTCTTTGCTCCCTTCAAGCATGTAATTAGCTCCCTAACTGATAAGCTACGCGCAGATGGCTTGTCGTGTGAGATTATTTCCGGTGACGTTAGCGCGTCCAAACGCACTGAGATATTTAAAACGTTTCAACAAAACCCCGACCCTCAAGTGCTGATAATTCAACCACAAGCAGCCGCACACGGTGTTACGTTAACCGCAGCCAACACAGTTGTTTGGTGGGGGCCAACGTCCTCCCTAGATATTTTCTATCAAGCCAACGCTAGGATTCACAGAGCAGGGCAAAACCACAAGTGTACAGTGGTGCAGCTAAGTGGATCAGCGATTGAAGATCATGTTTACTCTTTGTTGGATCAAAGAATTGATGTTCACTCAAAAGTTGTCGATCTTTATAAACAATTACTTGACTAACTCACAGCCCTCACCTATATTAACCAACCCCGAGCATTTTTCGGTGCGATGAAAGGAGAGTAAAGTGGACGTTTCTGTAGAGAAGTTAACCGGTATTTACCTAAAAATAAAATCCAAACGAGACGTACTGTCTCGTGATTTCAAGCAAGAAGATGAACGTTTGAAAGTTCAACAAGACGCGATCAAGCAACGCCTTCTTGATTACTGCAAAGCGAACGAGATTGAGTCTGTTCGTACCGAAGCTGGTACGTTTTATCGTTCTATCAAAACTAAGTTCTGGACAAGTGATTGGGAGTCTATGCACAAGTTTATTCTTGAGCATGAAGTTCCTGAGTTTTTAACGAAGTCTTTGAACCAAGCTAATGTTAAGCAATTCATGGACGAAAACCCTACCCTTGTACCCGCAGGACTCAACGTTGATTCTGAGTATGTGGTATCCGTAAGAAAAGCAAAATAGGAGGTTATAAGTGACCGACAAAAAGCAAACATCAACCAGTCCTTTTGAAACCACAGAAGGCGTGGCTGAGTATTTTAACGTGTCCGTATGGACAGTTAGAGACTGGGTTAAACGTGGCATCATACCTGCCTCGGCTTATATAAAGGTAGCTAAAACTACTCGCTTTAAGCTGGATCAAGTTGAAGCTGCCTTGGTATCAGTAATGTCTGTAGATGAACCTGAACCCGAACAAGCTGTTGAGCAAGAAGAATCTGTTGAACACGAAAACACCATTTACCTTGACTGAGAGAAGTTATTATGAGTACAAACATGACAACGTGGAAAGACGGCCTTGGTGCAAACCTAAAGGATTTTGAGGACGCCAGCACTAACCTTTCGGATGCAAGTGGCGGTAGTAAGTCACGACGCATTAGTGTAAACGGTAGCCGCTTTAGAAAGATGGTGGGTGGTGAGCAAGTTGAGGTTAGTAACTCATCCTCAATGAACATCATCATCGTAAACGCCGCGCCAGTATCCCGTACCTTCTACGCAGGAAACTATGATCCAGAAAACCCCGCCCCTCCCGCTTGTTGGTCGCAGGACGCAAACGCAGGTATCCCTGCTAAAGATGTTACCGATGAAGGCAGACAGTCCTCACGTTGCGGCGATTGCCCTCAGAACGTCAAGGGGTCGGGCCAAGGTCAGTCTCGCGCTTGTCGCTTTAATCAACGATTGGCCGTTGCCATCGAAGGTGATTTAGATAACATCTATCAGCTTCAGCTTGCGGCGACTAGCATCTTTGGACAGGCTGTTAATGGCAATATGCCGATGGGTGCGTACGCTAAGTACTTAAAGGAACACAGTGCGCCAGCTTCAGCCATTGTTACGCAAATGTATTTTGATGAAAGCGCTTCTGTACCTAAGCTGTTTTTCAAACCGGTACGCCCCTTGGACGAAGATGAGCTTAATACAATAAGAGGCAAGCTTAAGTCTGAAGATACTATGCGTGCCATTGAGCTTACTGTCGCTCAGACTGATGGGGTAGATACGAAACCTAAGCTTGAAGCACCCGCAAAAGAAGCTCCGAAGAAAGTTGCCCCTAAAGAGGAAGTTATTGAAGAACCCAAGAAGGCAACCAAGCCTAGTGCTGCTGTTAACAAAGAAAGTTTGGATTCAGCACTGGACGAAGTGATTGATGAATGGGACGATTGACCTGACCCCCGCCCCTGCTATGTGAGCGGGGGCATATTTGGAGACACACATGATCGCTTTAGATTTCTTTAAGGCGGTGCTGGGGGACTCTGGTTGGTATTGCGCGTTTAGTAAAGACCCAATAGTGCAAAAGTTCTATACAACAATAGAAGAACTTGACCACGTAACTAAACAGTTTAGCCAGAACAACAAAGATTCCTACTTCGCACTAGCTACATTTAAAAACGGGGACTCAAGGGAAAGCATCAATGCCCTACAGATTAAGTCTTTCTTTGTAGACATTGACGCAGACCACGGAGCCATACGCTACGATAATAAACAGGAGGCCGTTTCAGAGTTAAGAGGTTTCTGTAAAGCTTTTGCTTTACCCAAGCCTGTCATTGTAGATTCGGGTGGAGGGATTCACGCTTATTGGATTCTTGATGAGCCTGTCTCAATGGACGAGTGGAAGCCGGTAGCTCTCAGCTTTCGGCAAGCTTGTATTGATCACGGTCTACGCATTGATCCTAAAGTCACAGGTGACGGCGGCAGGGTGTTAAGGACACCCAATACGTATAACACTAGGTCAGATACGTATAGCAAGTTTTTAAGTGACACTGTTAACTACATACCCTTTTCCCTGTTTGCTGATAAGTTCGATACAGCGCCCGCGCCGGTACTGGTATCAAACAACATTGACCAAGCAGACAGCGCTTTGCTTAACTTACTGCAAAGTAACGTACAGGGTAGCTTCACCAAAATAGAAGAAAAGAACGAAGCCGGTGAAGGTTGTGCACAGCTAGACTACATACTCAAGCACCAAGACGAAGTTAGCGAACCGCTTTGGCGTGCAGGGTTGTCTATTGTAAAGTTTTGTGACGAGTACGATGAGGTAATGCATCGTATGTCAGAAAATCACCCTGAGTATGATGCGGGTGAAACTGAGTACAAGTTATCAAGAATCAAAGGCCCGTACAGGTGTAGCTCTTTTGAAGAAGAACGCCCTGAAGGTTGCGAAGGTTGTCCCCATAAAGGGCAGATAAACACCCCTTGGTCGCTGGGCATGAAGATAGCTGAAGCCGAGGGCGAGGAAGTTGTCTCTGATTTGTTTGACGACCAAATAAGCTATGTGATTCCTGAGTACCCTAAACCCTACTTTAGAGGATTGAACGGTGGCATATATATCCGTTCACAAACTCTAGCCGACGACGAGCCTGAAGAACGTTTGGTTTACCATAATGACTTATATGTAACCCGAAGAATACGTGACCCAGAACTAGGCGAGTCTATTATTGTTACCTTAATTTTACCCCAAGATGGTAAAAAAGAGTTTGTATTACCGTTGACCGCTGCAACGTCACGCGAAGAATTTAGAAAAGCTATGTCCCATCACGGCGTAGTTATGATGAAAATGGAAAACCTTATGGCCTATATACAGAAGTGGGTGGAGGAACTGCAATTGAAAAGCAAAGCTGATGAATCTAGGCGACAGTTTGGTTGGACTAAGAATTTAGAAGGTTTTGTAGTCGGGGCCGAAGAAATTACCAAAGACGAGATACTGATAAACCACCCTTCGCCACCCACAGCTAGATTCTTTCCAGCGTTTGAACCTAAAGGCTCTTACGAGGACTGGCAAGTGATGATCGAAACTTACAATCGCCCTGATCTTGATGTGCACCAATTCTGTTTAGCCTTCTGTCTAGGATCGCCTCTGTTTGAGTTTATACCGAAGATTCAAGGCGGCGGTGTCCATTTGTTCAGTGGTGATAGCGGGTTTGGCAAAACGTCTGTCATGGACGCAGGGAACTCTATTTGGGGTGGCCCTAGCTTGCGAATTAAGGGCAAGGATACAGGCAACTTTACAATGAACAGAGCAGAGATATGGAAAAACCTACCTTTGCTGATAGATGAAGTAGGAGATGTACCACCTCACGAACTAAGCGCACTCGCTATGGTTATGACGGACGGTGAGCAGAAAGGTCGAATGTCTAGCGGGGCCAATCAAGAGCGCATTAGGGGTGAGCCTTGGTCGCTAGGTGTAATGACCAACGGTAACAATAGCTTTATTGAACGTGTTTCTACCTTTAAGAACGTACCGCGTGCTGAAGCGCAGAGGATTCTAGAGTGGGAATGCGACGGTGTTAACTTCAATAAAAATGCTGAAGGGGGAGAAGAATCGGACAGGTTCAACGACCTTCTTGAGAAGAACTACGGGTGGGCTGGCCCGATATTCATTAGATATATATTAAGTAACAAGGAAGAAGTACAGAAACTTGTTACCAAGACGAGTCAAGTGCTTAACAAAAAGCTAAGGTTGGCAGTGCAAAATAGGGTTTGGAAAGCCAACCTAACCGTTGCAATTGCTGCGAATATCATAGCTAACCGCCTTGGCATCTGGACATTCGATACCAATTTAATGCTGGCTACGAGTGCCAAAATCGTTAAGTATAATCGTGAAAAAGTGGTGACAATTACCCGCAATGCAACAGAAACGTTGAACGAGTATGTGGCAGAGAATATACGTAATATATATATCATTAACAGCAAGAAGGATTTACGTAAGCAAGGCATTCACAACAACGCATTGGACAGCTTGGTAAAGACCGTTGACCCTTACAAAGTGGTAGGTCGGCTAGAGCCTGATACTGAAATGCTGTACTTAGCCGTTAGTCCTCTACGCAAATGGTGCTTGGATCAAAGAGTGAATTACTCTGAGTTAGATCGTGACCTGTGCCGAAACCATAACGCCTATAGAAAGAACAAGCGCCTATTGGCGGGACACAATCTTGACACCGGCCCAGTAAAAGCTCTATGGGTTAACGTTAAGGATATTCTAGACTTGGAAGATGAAGATGCACTACGTGAACTGGAAAAAATAGCAAGCCTAACAGAAGATGAAAACGATTAACCCTGATGGGGTTTTAGTAAACGTTTACTGGGAAGCCGCTGTTCGCGGCAGCTCTTTTTTTATACCCTGCATAAACGTAAGCAAGGCTAAACTGCAAGTTAAAAGAGTAGCTAAAGACAAAGAGTTAAGTATAAAGAGCAAGACTGTAATTGAGCATGGTATTATTGGGTTGCGTGTTTGGATTCAATAAGGATATAATCGGATACCGCTTTTGTCATGGGGAGCGGTTATTCATGGTAGTCTCCTTACTTTGCCCCCTACTTAGGGGGCTTTTTTATAGCTCCAAGGCTGACTTAGCAAGTTCCGCTTCAGTTTTGTCCCTGTATCGTATACCCATAACTCTATCTTCAACGGCCTTCATTCTAGCTCTAAATGATCGGTCAAAGGTTCCGTTTTCGCCAAGCTTAATTGCAAACTTAGAGTTTGCTGGTAACGACTTGTTAAACTCTACAGCTTCCTTAAGCTCATCGGCGTAACCTGCACCGTCACCAACGCGGTACGCAAGCCAAGCTCTCTTTAAGATCAATGATCTTCGTTCTGCTCGGTTACCTTCTATGTACTTCTGGTTAGATATAAACCTCTGAGACTCTGTGACTTCTGTAGGTGCAAAGCCAATAACTTGCCCGAACAACGATAGCACTCCGAAATCATCGGTGATCATATCCCCGCTAGTGGTTTTAGCTCCATCCGATCTGTACCTGTTAGCTTTAAGCGCGTTGCTAATTGCAGGGGGCAATATAGCTTCCCACATTCTTCCCCAATCACCTCTCTGATAAGAACTGTAGCCTCTTGGAATACGCGATACGGTTCCCCATACAGGGCCAAGCGCTAAGGTAGCGTACAGTTCGGCGGGTGTTTGATCGTAGTTACGGTTGCTGCGGTAGAGCATATCCGTAAGTGCAATCCTGTCGGCAACGTTTACACCCAAAAGACTATTCACAACACCAGACGATGCACCAATGCCAATTCGCTTACGTAGCATGTTATCAAAATCGTCTTCTTCACCATCACTTAAAAACAAATTGTAAAGAGCAGCAAAAATACCCATCAGCGGGATGCCTCTTACTCCCGCAAACGCAGCCGATGCGAGGTAGACGTTAAATATCTGATCCCTCGCTGCCTTCCTAATCTCAGGGGTTTCTCCCGCTAGCATATCCTTTGCCATCTTAAACTGTAGATACATCATGCGTGAGCCATAGCTCTTATACATAAAGGCCATTGACATTAGCGGTTTTTGCCCAAAGCGCGTGTTAGACAAGGTGGACATTGCACCGTTCACCATCTGACTATCACTAATGGCATCTAGCGCGGCCTTCTCGTAATCTATCTTATCTCCCGCCTTCCTTTGATCCTCCAACCTAAACCTATAGCTGGCTAGAATCGTAGCTTCCCTTCGCACTCGTTCACTGCTTGACATGAGTGAACCCATTAAGTTGTTCAAAACAGACATGAATCTGTTTTCACCTGTCATTTCGCCGCTGTCTGATCTAAGTGCAAGTTGGTGAACTTGGCCGTATTGTCGCATGGCCTCAACAAGCGGTCTTAGTTCTCGCGAGTTTTTATCGTTACCGCTTAAGTCCATATTAACCAGCGAATACCACGCCCCTATCTTACGCGTATCTCTTTCTCCAAGACCTTTTTCTTTAATCTCTTTGTCGCTAAGCCCTTTAGTGGTGTAGCTTTCCACCGAGGTCTTAAACGGCGTACTCATAACGTCTTTTACAGCTTTTAAAACGGCCTTATTGGTTTCCACAATGCCTCTGTCAAACTTAGAATTAAGATGCGGGGCAATAACCATCGGTAACGCAAAGGTATCAATAAGCGCTGAAGATACGTTCAAGCCCAGAGTCCAACCATACGCCGCTGTCTTAGCATAGTTAGCCATGTCCGTTACGGTTCCCGTAATAGGGTTACGTGCTAGTGCTATTCTCTTTTTCAGTTCTTCGCCTATGATTAGCTTTCTTTCGTTTTCTGCACTGTTGTTATCCGATGCAATAATCTTCATTTCAGCATCAAGCTCAGCTTCAGTTCTAGAAAGCTCATCCCTCATCTTCATGCTGTTTATCTTTCTTGCAAGATCAGTCAACGAAGACTCATAGACCTTAACAACATCATTGTTGTATCCAGCTTTACCTGTACGTTTCTTTAACGCATTCAATACAGTTCTTTGCGGAGCGGCTTCGATAGCTGTTCGTATAAGTTCTTCTTTGATTGCCTCAGTTTCAGGTGTATCGCCTAACCTGTTAATAAGCTGTAAACTTTTACCCACAAAGCTGTAAGGTATTCTATCGCCAGTCAGGTAGTCCGTTAGCTTTGTGGGTGTTCTGATAAGGTCAACCTGTGCTGGTTCTAGCAGGTTTTCTTTAAGAAACTCTACACGCGCATCCCGTTCGGTTGAGCTAGTGAACATCTCAAACGCATCTCTCGTCTTGCCGTCTGCGTCAGTAAAAGTGAAAGACAGAAGATAATCACCTCTACGCTGCAAAGGGAAGTATCCTTCAAGCGCGTTGTTCTTAAAGTGTTCGTACAATTCGCTGTATATCTTACTACCCGTCTCAGGGTCAATCGCCCCCAATGCCACCTCTAACTGCTTAAGCAGGTCTTGATACATGCGGTCATAGTTAGACCTAACCTTATTGTATTCAAGCTGCCCTCCGTTGTCCTTCAAGCGATTCCATACAGGTTCTAGCTTTTCGTATGCCGCTTTCTGTTCACCTCTGTACTCATTCTTAGCTTTTCTAAAGTCAATCTGAGCCAAAGTGCCGTCCAGTAAAACCTGCTTTAAATCGCTTAAAGCTTCAGTGTTTTGCTTTCCCCACACTTGCAAGTCTTTTGCAGCAGTTTCCGCAATTGCTTGCTGATCGCCATACAACCGACCTTCGTACTCACTGATTGTCGTAAGTATGCGATCAGCCGACTTAAAGCTATCCTTAGCTGTATCAACGACTAAAGATAACTGTAAAGAACCTAGCATGGGGCCGAGGCTTGCATTGCTAAGCCTTCTAAGTGCACTCATCCCAACGGCTTTTGTTGTTGAGCCTCCATCGAACAACCCAAGCACTTTATTGTTGTCAGTGAGCAAGTTATAAACTTTACCAGTAGCAGCGGTGGCGCTGGGAGCAAGCAACTGTTCCATTGTATCGTTAAGGTCACGACGCGTTGCTACGTTTCCAAACAAACGTTTTATTGCGTCTGTCAAGCGTTGAAACATACTTTGTCGTTGCTTATCACTAGGTAGCATGAAGCTGAGTTCCCTGCGAAAATCAGGGTTGCCAAAGTACTCCGCGACAAATTCATGTATACTTGATGTTGCGTAACTAGCAGGAAGTTTAGACTTAGCTTGCTCGTATAGCTTTGCTATTTTTCTAGCAGCAGGGTTTGATTTGTTGTTAATTTGTTTATGAGTTAAAGCGTGAGCAATTTCGTGTAATACAGAATGGTTGGTTACCGACTCACCTTCAAGTATGTATACCGTATTATTGCTAATCCGATACTGACCTTTAACTAAAACACCCTCTACGTCACCCAAGTCTTTAACAAACTCAACTTTTAGGTCACCTACTAATTCAGAAAACAACTTAGCAATACGTGAAAGTGACCCAGTTTCCCGGCGAGATATTATGTTTAAGGCTTCTTGCACATCACCACTTCTGAGTGCAGCGGCAGCGGCACTGTCCATAGGTGCTGCTACGTCTAGCAAACCTTCTTCAGCAAGCATATTAAAATCAGACTCAGATAAACCGAATGCGGCTAGGTCGCTCTCGGCATCGCTCAATGCGCCGGTTTCTTCAGCGGTAGAGTCTACGGCATCGTCAATTATTTGCTGCTGTTTCTTGGCGGCTTGGCGTTCCCTTCGACTTTCTTGAGCTTCCTCAGACTCGCTCTTGCGTTGTCTTTCTTCAGCTTGGCGCTGTTCCATTGCTTTTCTGGCAGCGACCCGATCATCAAAAGCTTGGCGTTGTTCAGCTTGACCTTTGTTGGCTTCTATTAATACATCAACTTCTTTTTGCGCTTTACTTAAAGCTTTCTTTTGAGCAGCAGTGCCTTTGTTTTCTATGAACTTAACAGCAAGTTTAGCGCGTTGCCTGCTCGTCCCCTCTAGTTCTTTACGAACACGGGGGCTACCTTCTTCTGAGATTCTGTTAGCTGTTTCGTTGCTAGTGTACCCAAGCTCAGACGCGTCAAAAGCCAGCCGTCTAGCAGCGTCGTCAGGTTTGAACTTACCAAAGTAAGTCTTAATGACATTTACATCTTTGACGGAGCCTTTCTTGCTTGTTTGTACTTGCTTAACGTCCTTGATTTTTTTGTCGGCTACAACAGCAGCGACCTTATCTTCAGGATCGACGGGTTTTTTAACTTCGACTTTAGGCTTGGGCGCTAGTGTATCAGGCTTAGTTCTTTTTCTGCTTCTAGTATCTGGTACGTTACCCCCAGTACTTGCCACGCTAGGCTGTCTAACGTCTCCAGCGACGGGGGTAGGTCGTTTTGCAGTAGGTAAAGGTCGCCTTGGCTGCTTGCTTCTGACGCCTCCGCTAGTACTTTTAGCGCTAGTTCCATCTGTTCCTGTGTCAAATTTAACAGCGGGTTCGACATTAGCGGGTTCCGTTACTTTTTTTTTACTCGCAGGGGTTTTTGCAGCAAGTGCTTTCGCTGCATCTACAGCCGCTTTTTTGTTGGGTATCGCCCTGCCTCTTTTATCGACGCCAAACAATCCAACATTAGAACCAAAGCCACTTTTATCATCAAAGAACTTTGTCATTAAGAACTTAGTTCTGTTGTTACCGTTCTTGTTCGCAAAGGTTTGAAGTTCTCTTTTTACCAAAGCCTTGTCTTGTGGGTTGTTTAAATCTTTACCCTTAACTCTGGCCCGCACTGGTGCGTTCTTGGGAATGTCAAATGAATTTAACAACTGGTCGTTTACTACAACCGGTTTTGCTAGGGGTGTAGCTTCGGCCTTAGCTTGAGGTACAACGGGAGGTTTAGCTTTTGCTCCACGAAACTTATCTTGAACTCTACCCAACGGCTGACCCTTAGCACCCAACATGCGACCTTGCACTGGGGCTGGGGTTTGATCGGTGGTAACGTCAAGTTCACCTTGAATTGTTTGCGTAGGCAGCTTTGTCTGTGGCTCTGCTTTCGGCGTAGCTTTAGCTTCTTGAAGGTCGCGAGGAAATAAATCCCGTTGACCGTCTGAGTCTGCAAGAATCTCTCGCAATGCGCGATCAATTTGCTCATCGGTCATGTTCTCTATAAGAAGGTCATCGTCTGCATTAATATCTAAGCCGCTGAGAGTAGGCTTTGCTTCTTCTTCGCTACGGGCTTTTTGTATTCGCTCATTAACGTTGGCGTTAATAGCTCGGTCACGTTCTGAAGGCTGCGGAAGGGCAAGCTGTCCTGTAGGCTCCCTTACATTTTCTATCTCGGCAAGAGCGGCGTCTAAGATAGAATCATCAACGGGACGCTGAGGCATGTTCATTTGAGATGGCTTGCGGCTTCTAGGTTCTTCTAACGATAAAGAATCTAGTCTGTCTAGTAGACTATCAAGATCGTCAACCTCAACGGGACGCTGAGGCATGTCCATTTGAGTAGGTCTAGCTCGCCTTGCGTCTATAGAGGGCACACCCATATCCGTAGGGTCAAAAGCCGATGGCTGTAAAGGCGCATCGGTAGAAATATCGGACGCTTCTAACAACTCCGATTCTATATCAGGGGCATCTTCAGACGATGCGGCACTTCCTCGCCGTGGAACTAATGCACCTACGATAGCACCGACAGCCGCGCCAATACCGCCCGACTCTAAAACGTTATCCATCAGCGATTCTAATTCAGGATTGTAAATCTTGCGCTCGGTTACGTTTTGCAGGTACTCGTAAACAGCTTCTTGTGCGCCTTCGTAGGAACCGCTCTTGGCAGCGTCAACTACCTTACCCTTAATGCCGTTAGGTAATGCCTGTGCAAGCTTAAATATTCTTTGGATAGGAAGGGCTTGTGTGGCACCGATTGCAGTACCGGACAGTGCAGCTTGGCTTCGTTGTTCCTCTGTAGCACCAGCGGCTCTAGCTCTCTCAGATGCATCTCCTGCACCAGCAGCCGAACCTAATCCTGCCCCCGCCACCACACCCGCTACAGGGCCACCCACAAGACCGGCAGCTAGATAGGGGCCGATTGAACCTAGACCTTCAACGACTTTAGTTAAAGTGTCATCTTCAAGTCCCGGCTCTCGCTCTGGCCTTAGAGTTTCTGCTGAACTCTTAATAAAATCTCTGGTCTTACTTTCATATTCTTCGGGCAACAATGTCGCTAAACCCAAAGCACCAAGTTCACCAGTGTTCACTGCCCCGCGACCTAACGCGGGAAAAAAGTCACCAAAGCGCTCACCGATAGTAACTTCTTCAGCGTCTCTGGCTTTGATTCTATCCGTTATTTCTTTTTGACGAACTAATGAAGCAAGCTGTCTGCGGCCAATGCCTTCTGGCCCTTCAATTTCAACAACTTGTCCATTTTGCTTAGTGACTTCATAAATCGGCATTGTGTTATTTACCTAAGCTTATTTGACAGTTACGTTTGCTATACCTTGACCGCTTTGTGCGTCTTGCTTGGCATACATCTGTTCCCAGTAAGGCAGTTTTTCTAACTGACTTCGTATTAGTTCTTCTTGTAGCTCTAGAGGTTGGTCAGCAAAATCACCTTGAAGCATTAAAGTATTTCGCGCCGCATCTTGAGCTTTTTGGAACGCCTCTGTCTGACTAAGTCGGTTTTCCTGTGCGTCTAGTGCGATTCTTGCCATTTCTACATCTAATTTGTTTTCTGCCTCTGCGCGTCTTTGTATCTGCGCTGTTTCTTCTAGGTCTAACTTTCGATCTTCTCTAGCAACAGCACTGTCGTACTTGTCTTTGTCTTGAAGTGCTGCGCTTCCCGCTGTCATAATTCTTCCGAAGTTGCGGTTGTTACTATTAACAGCACCCCTTGCGAAAGTCTTGAAATCGTCAGAGCGCAACCCTTCTAAGAATTTGGCGATTCCCGTTTTAGGTGCAGAGGTTGCTATACCTTCTTTCTCTGCGGTCTTGGGGTCGAGCGTGGTGTCTTGACCGCTAATTGCATCTAAGCTGTCAAATGGCGTACCTCTAGCAACATCACGACCCAGATCAGTACCCATAAGATCAAGAAGTTCTTGGTCTACCGACGACGCTTCAACGGCAGGGCCGGTAGTGGTGTCAGCACTCTCTTGGCTAACCTGTTTGGTTTCACCTTCTTCAGAACTAGTTTCTCTTTCGACACGGTTCATATCCATCATGCGAGCGCCAACGTCTTCAAGATCAATGTCACCTAAGAAGTCAACGGCGGCACCCCCTGCACTTGCTATATCTGTAAACACATTGTCAGAACCTTCAGGCCCACCGGCAGTTATGTATTGCAGTGCCTTAAGTATTTCGTCTTGTGTTGATGACTTTTCCTCTTTTTTCAGCCCCTCAAGCCCAGATTCGTATTCTTCATCAGGTACGCCTTCACGAGCGGCTTGCATCAGTGCTTCTTCTAGTTCCAGATAAGGTAAATCTTTTAGGTCTGCAATTCTTTCTAAAAGAGCATCGCCGTCTTGCTCATCACGCAACGTTGGGTCGAAGTAGTATTCATCATCTTGCGAAAGCGGATCGCCAGAATTACTTATGATTTCCGACAAAGCATCTTCAATTTTGTAAGGCGTTATTTCTTCTTCGTCAACGTCACCGCCTACTTGAAAGTTAACGATACCACCCGATGCCATACCCATAGGACGCGTAGGTAACCCTGCAACACCGCCCATCGAATTAGGACGTTGACCTTGAGCGCCAGCAATACCAGTGGGAGGCATACCGCCCATAGGAGGCCGAGCGCCAGCAATACCAGCGGGAGGCATACCACCCATAGGAGGCCGAGCGCCCATAGCGGGATTAGGCATACCGCCCGTAGGAGGCCGAGGGACTGACAGGCCCATTTGCTGAGCAACTTCTTGTTGAGTACGCTGCTGTATTTCTTTTTCACGTTGACCTTTTATGGTGTCAGTAGGAATATTTCCTGCGGCAGCGGCTTGCATTTGCTTAGCAACTGCGTTTTTATCAGATTGAAGTTTTTGCAGAGTGAGTAAATCAAGCAAGTCCTTACTATAACTGTAACGCTGAGCAAGCTTAGCAGGGTTTCCAGAAAAAGCCCTAACTCTGTCGTTAATCTGCTGGTCAATGCTCATGGATTACCCCTCTCCGTCACCCTGTGGAAACAATATGTCTAGTATGTCCCCGATACCGGTAACACCGCCTAGAATTTCTTGTAATAAGTTAATGTCACCGTACTCATTTTGCCTAGCCGTGATAGGCAACCCTTGCAGTAAAGACTGCTGAAACAGCAATTGCTCATAAGGAAAGTCTCGTTCTTGCTGGAACTGAGCGTAATCGGCAGAAATCGCCTCTTGCTCCATGTTCCTTTCCATGTCGCCCAGTAAGGCTTGCTGATTAATCAAGTCGCTTTGAGCGGCTAGGTTGCGAAGTCCTGCTGAACCTGCTTTGTCGTAAGCTCCTAACTGAGAAGTTAAAGCATCTAGCCCAAAAGCAGCTTCGTATTGTCTATCTTTCTGGCCCATTTGATCTGCGGTCACACCGTACTTAGCCATCAGGTCACGATCTTTCAGGCCCATTTCATCAGCGGCCAAGCCGTACTTAGCGGCTAAATCACGATCTTTCATGCCCATTTCGTCAGCGGCTAACCCGTACTTAGCAGCCAAATCACGATCTTTCATGCCCATTTCGTCAGCCGCTAAGCCAAACTTAGCTAACTGTGCTGCCGACTCAAGACCTTGTTGCCCTTGTACTTGTCTAGACCTGTCTTGTGCAATCTGTGCCTGTAAGTCACGGCCTTGGTCTGCACCAAACGCGGCCAAACCTTTGTCGTACGCAGTGCTGTAGCCTTGCGTCAGCATTTGATTTTGCTTGTCCATCAGGTTTCGGTTTAGTTCGGAGTCCATAATAGCTTGGCGTGACCCACCAAAAGCACCTGCCTGTGTCAACCTACTGGCATCACCTAACCTAGACACTTCAGCTTGACGCCTAGACTCATCCAACATTGGATTGAGTGCGCTCTGTACATAAGGGTTCATGTATTGTTGAGCAAAGTCTTGGTTAAACGCATCGGTGGAAATGTCACCGGCTTGATACGCGCTAGCAGGGGCTTGGTACTGATTCGCATAGCCGCCGTCTTGCGCTTGGTATTGACTATCGTACGGACTTGTAGCTGGCTGATACTGACTGCCGTAGGTTCCCTGCCCTTGAAACTGATTAGCGTAGTTCTGAGCATCGTAATCCATCGCGCCCATTTGATTCGCAACGTTAGTCATCGAATCTGCGCCATACATCGTGGCGTCTGGAACGGCTAAACCTGCGATACCCGAAAAGGCATCTTGCAGGTTTTGATTCATTTCAGGGGTGAGTTGACCGCCATAAGACTGATAGGGTGTTTCTGATAAACCCCATCCTTTCCCAAGCATATCAGCAATGTACGGGCCAATCCATTCAGCTAATGTGGATTGTGTGCCAACGAGAGGGGCATCGCCTTCTGCCATAATTAGTTACCTTTAGTTTGGTAAAAACTTGTTTGGTTTAATTTCAGAACCTTGGCTTTTCTGACCTGTACGCGCCTGTCTAATACGATCCATCATATCATAAAGTTCTTTAGCACCAGCGTTAGAATTGCCGTTACCTAAGTGACTTACTACGTCAGCAGGAACTACAAACTCACCATCGCTGAGAGCAGCTTCTTGACTGCCGCCAATGTTAGCGGGTATTTGATCAGCCATTCCGTCTGTAACCCCGCCAAGATAGTAGCCTTGCGCGGGCTGCATTGAGGCTAAACCGCCTTGAGCAAAACCGTCAGTTCTGGGAATCTGCCCTAAGTCTTCCGTTATGCCATATTCCGCTAACTTCTCTAATAACCTACTCATAAAGTCATTATTATACTGATTTTGGCTTTGTTGAACTTCTGAGCTAGTTGGCGTGTATCCGTAATTTAGCGGAGTGGAAAAAGGATTGTCTTGCAGTGGAGTGCCGCTAACAATATCCTGCGCTTGTTGGTTTACAAAAGCATCGGCTTCTTCATAAGTAGGTATTTGTAAGCCTACAGGAACGTCATCTTGATCCTTCTGCACGCCTTTCGGTAAAGAATACACCGTATCGCTAAAGTAGCGCCGCCCTAAGTCACCTACGCCTCTGGTCATTGCTTCAGTTTGATAGTCGTAAGGAGCTTGTTCGCGGTTAGCTTTGAATTTTTCAATCTTACCTTGATAGCCTACAGGCTGAGTGTTGGAACCTGTCAGCCCTAGTAAGGGTAATAAGGCACCAAGCCCAGCGCCAATAGCGTCTTTGTTATCGCCAAATAGATCAAAAGCTTTGTCAATAACGTCATCAATTTTGTCATACCAAGCCATAAGTTACAGTCCTAGTGAGTTAAGAAAATCATCAACATCTGATTCCGTATCATAGTCGTATGTTGTGTCTGCACCGTTCCCGTAAAGCAAATCGTCTATGTACGAGTCTAGTTCGGCTTCTTGTTGGCTTGCACCCACAGTTTGACCTGTTTGCGCTTGACCTCCTGCAACACCCAATTCTCTCATTAACTCGTCAAGAGGGCCACTATATTCGTAACTTTCTATAGCAGGTGCAGTTGGTGGCACAGTGCTGGTATTAGTTCTTGCCGCCGCCGAAATCTGAGTGGCAGGGTCACTACCCTCACCTTGTTCACCGTCACCGTCACCGTCACCGTCACCGTTACCGTTACCGTCGCCAACACAACGTTCTAGGGTGAAATCAAAGGTAAATCCCGCTTTACAGTCGCCGCAGCCCCCTTCGTCTAATTGGATAGCATTGGGGTCATTACATTCTCCAACGCAATTGCCCGTAGCTTCACCGCCGAAGCCTAAACCTGTTCTAATAAACCCTTCTTCACAGGGGCCACAATAGCCATCAGCCGTAACGGTTGCATTGGGGTCATCACAGGTTCCACCAGTTCCTTGTTCTTGACAGATACCATTAGCGTCTTTTTCGTATCCAGCGTTACATTCACCACACGCGCCTTGTTGACCGTAGGTTGAGCTATTAGGATCGCCGCACTCTCCAACACCTTGACAATTGCCATCGGCGTCTTTTACATAGCCAGCGTTACAGTCACCGCATTCACCTTCTTGCCCATAGGTTGAGCTATTAGGGTCACCGCAAGTACCATCGCCAGTGCCGTTATCACCATCGCCCTCTTTACAGCCGCCGTTAGGGTCTTGTTCTTTGTTAGGGTCATTACAAGCGCCTACACATTTACCCGTAGTCTGGTTCTTTACAAAACCTTCTTTACAGGGGCCGCAGCTTCCGTCTAGGTTGGTGGTAGCGTTTTCATCGTCGCAAGTTTCACCTTGTCCGTCGTCAGTCCCATCACCATCTCCATCGTCGGCTTCGGCTTCGACACATATACCCGTATCAGGGTCTTTAACATAGCCCGTTACACACTCACCGCAAGCTCCGAAAGCACCTTCCAGTGCGTTAGGGTCTGTACATTTCTCGACGCACTTGCCAGTGGCATCTGTTGTAAACCCCGCTTTACAGGGGCCGCAAGAACCGGCTTCGCCGTAAGTAGTGCTATTAATATCGTCGCAGGTTGCACCGTCACTAGTGTCTCCGTCTGCAACGCAATCGCCGTCTTCGTTTTCAGTAAAGCCAGCCTTACACCCTAGACAGCCGCCATTTGGGTCTTCATCTCTATTTAATGCTTCACAGTCAGCACTTTCAACAGGCTCGTCAGGCTCGTCAGGCCCATCGTCGTTATCGGCTTCGCACAGGCCGGTTACTAAGCTTTTTGTATAACCTTCTTTACAGGGGCCGCATCGCTTAGTTACAGAGTCTACTGTAGCGTTAGGGTCACCACACAAAGAGGTATTGTCACCTACAGCTTCACATTGACCACTATTAGGGTCACGTTCATAGTCAGCGTTACAGGGGCCACATTCACCCTCTTGACCGTAAGTGCTGCTGTTCTGATCGGTACAAGTAGGTTCAACTTCGTCAATAGGGTCTACTGTTGTCGATCCCCCTATTTCAGTGCAAATTCCGTTTACTTTTTCAAAGCCCTCATTACAGGGGCCGCACTCACCGGCTTCCCCGTAGGTAGAGCTATCGGGATCAGTGCATTTTGCAACACAGTTCCCTTCTGAGTCTTCAATAAGATCGCCAGCACATTCTCCGCACCCGCCGGTAGGGTCTTGTAACCTACTGGGGTCTTCACATTTATCAATACAGTTTCCGTTACCGTCATCCATTTGACCGGCTGGACAACCTTCAGGTGGCGGGTCTATACAGTTACCGTTACCATCGTCAATTTTACCGGCTGGACAACCTACAGGTGACGGCGGTTCAAAAGCCACACAAGTTGTATTCCAAGTACCATCAGGGTTTTGCGATGTTGGAACCTTAACTTGACCTGCTGGACACCCCTCGTCTGTTACTTCTTCTGTTACTTCTTCTGTTGTTTCGTTAGGTATACACTTAAGGGGCGCAGCGCCGCCAAAAGTCATAGCATCGGGGTCGGGCTGCAATGTACCTTGAACGCCGTTTGTGGTGCAGGGATCGCCTACTTTTGGGTCATCTGGGTCTGGGTCTGGGTCTGGGTCTGGGTCTGGGTCTGGGTCTTCGTCGCAAATATCAAAATACTGACCTGTAGGTTTATATTTTATAATGCAGTCGGTTATTCCTTCGTAACAATCGCTATTGTTTATATCACCCCCGTCAGGACAGGGTTCACCAGTTGGGCCTCCTAGATTTGATTCACAAACTTGATATTCTTTCCCGTCGTTTTCTCCCCCATCTTTACATCGGGCAGTGAAGCATCCATCAGCGTCAGGCTGCGTGACCATTTCATAGTCGCCACATAGCTGATTAATTTGCTCGTTTGGTTCTAATACAGTAGTACTATCGCCGTTTCCTTCAGGGCAAACGTCATAATCAACACCTGTAGGTTTATAGCGAATAGTGCACTCGTCTATTTTTTCGTAACAATCGCTATTGTATATATCACCGCCGTCAGGACAGGGTTCATCAGTTATTACTACAACGGGTTCTTCAATGACTTCAGTGACTTCAGTGACTGGCTCTTCAATGACTTCTATGTTTTCGCACATATCCCATACAAGGCCAGTGGGTATATAGCGAATATGGCAATCGTTACCTTCTACGGCTTCCCAACAATCGGGGTCGTTAACGTTGTTACTGCACTCTCCGTCAGATAAGGGATCGACTTCTGTAACAGGATCAACTATTACTGGCGCTTGTTGACCTGCGAGAATGGCATATTCTTCAGCTAAGTCATCAAACCTATCCCAGTCTCCAGCCGCTTCAGCTTCCAGAAGCTCGTCAAGAATCTGCTCTAACGTTCGATCACTTTCGCTACTTTCGCTACTTTCGCTACTTTCGCTACTTTCGCTACTTTCGCTACTTTCGCTACTTTCGCTACTTTCGCTACTTTCGCTACTTTCGCTACTTTCGCTACTTTCGCTACTTTC